TCAGCGCTCGGCCTCATAGGCCGCGATACCGCTGCCGACAGGCCGCCATTCGTCCTGCGGCATGCGCGCGTCGCAGATGAAAACCTCGACTTCGCCGCCTTCTTTCGGCTCCGCAGGCCGAATAGCAGCATGCCGGAGAATCGTCTGCATGTCCGGCACGTAGCTGCTCTCCGAGCCGTGGAACGACCAGATGCCATGTTTCCCAGCGCTACCTACCTGGTGGTCGAGTTTCACCGACCAGCCCTTGAATCGAATCACCAGCATGCCCTGCCCTCGTAGGAAAAGGCCGTAGTCTACTCCTAATCCTGACAGGCCTGGTTCGCAGCCAGGAGCTGCGCCTCGTATCCGATCCTCTGCAAGCGTTCGGCGAGCAACGCACGGACCTTGGTCTGGATATCGTCGCCCTTCCTCAGCCCAGCGGTTGCCCAGGCCGGCACCTCCACCGCCGGCACTCGGCAAGGCACCGCCACCGGCACCTCTACGCGCACCGTGCGCGGCTCGGCTTCCTGCCGGCCGGCGCATCCCGCCAGCGCGAACACCAACCCCAGCACCTGCACCACCTGCACCTTTCGGCTGCACCTGCCGGAAATCGCTGCACCTGCAGTCTTTCGCCACGCCTGCAGCTTCATAGCCCCAGTTCCTTGTCGATGACCGCCTCGGCGGCAGCACACTGGTCGCCGTCGGTGCGGTCACGCAGCAGACGGTTGGCGGCGGAATACCGCTCGGCGGCCTGCTGTCGTCCCTGCTCCAGCGCCTGGGCTGCATCCCGGGCGCGCTGCTCACCAGCCTGACGCAGCGCGGCGACCTGCCTGCCCTGCTCCACCATTGCGGATTCCAACTCTCCCCGGGCGGCACGGCAGCCGACCAGGTCTGCCAACGCGGCATCGAGCTGCGGCCGGTAGTGCCGCGCGCCGAGCCAGACACCGCCGGCGGCGCCGAGGCCGACCAGCACCAGGCAGGCCAGCGCGACCGATAAAGCACGGGCGGAGATCACGACAGCACCCTCTTCGCCCGCTCCCACAGCGCCAGGCGCTCCGCCTGGCCGTTCGTGCCGCCGTTGATGCGCCGAGTGATGGCGGCGAACTCGCCGCGGTCGGCCAGGTCGTTCAAGCCGTGCGTCGACCACCACCAGGCCGCCGACAGCGCCGCCCACTCCGGTTGCTCGAGAAGCTCGGGTTCCTGCTCCAGCGGCTGGCCCAGCCCGGCGCCGGCGGCGCGGTAGTTCGCCCGGCCGGTGATCTGCAGCAGCCCACGCCCGCGGAAACGCCAGCCGTCGCCCGACGCCTCGTCGCCATTGCCGTTGCGCGAGGCGTAGGCGTTGTTGGCGATGGCTCGGGGGTTGCGCGCCAGGAGCTGCGCCAGGGCGTTGGGCTGGCCGTCGGCGCCGAGGTACCGGCTCGGCCAGGTCGCAGCCAGGCCGCGGGCGCTGTAGTTGAGATTCTCCACCAAGCGGGTCAACTGGCCGCTTTCGTGGCCAACTTGGGCGAGGAACGCGGCGACTCGCACAGGCGACGTGATACCGAAGCGCGTCATCCCGCGGTTCAGCGCACCAACAAAAACGCCGGCTCGAGGGCCGGCGTTCGGGAGGACATGCAGCAACTGCTGCTCAGTGATAGGCATACGCTCTCCTGAAATAAAAAAGCCCGCTTCTTAGGCGGGCTTTTATTTATCTGAAAAACTAATTCGTCATATAGTTAAAGTTTATAGTCAATGAGCACCCCTTAGCCCATTTAAACGGATAGTCAGATGAAATTGACTTTCCGCCCACCTCAATCAAGAGCATTTTTTCCTCAGTATCGATAAAACCATGCCCGATAAAATCTTTTTCCGAACCGCTATCGTACAGCCTGGCCATGAATCCGCCCTGCGGCCCACTCCCTATTTCATTGACTGGGAGTCGGAATTTCCATGTAGAAGTGTCAAGAAACTCTGTGCGCTCTCCTGCCTCAAAGAACATTTGAACATGGCATATGCCGTTATCCAATGAATATCTTCCTTCAATTACCCCGTCTCTGACAGAAACGCCCCAGTCGCTAGGAGTGAAGGAAAATGACTCAGCAAGTCCGCCCATAATTCACCATGAGTTAGGTTGATGGAAGGTTTCATCATACCAATCATGGACACAGAAAGGCGAAATCAAACGAAGCGGAATGGATTGCGGCCGATACTCCATGACCGCTCGATCTGCCAGAACCGGCAGGCTAGGCGCAAGAACCAGGATCACCTGATCCCGACCACTCCATCCTCCGGCTTGCTAAAGATACGGCAATGACGTATGCTTAAGTAATGCGAACAGTCATCGAAACTGAGATTTTCAAGCGCTATGCAGACGATATCTGGAGCGACCCCGAACGGGAGGAGTTCATTGCGTGGATTGCAGCCAACCCCTTGGCCGGAGATGTGATCCCAGGATCGGGTGGGCTTCGCAAGGTTCGCTGGTCTCGCCAAGGCATGGGTAAGCGCGGCGGCGCGCGCGTGATCTACTACAACGCCGAAGAGTCGCAAGCCATCTGGCTACTGATAGCCTACACAAAGTCGAAGTTCGATAACCTACCAGCATCCACCTTGAGCAAATTGAAAGAGGCTATGAATGGATAAGGAACTTGAAACCTTCGAGGCCGATCTCCTCGCCTCGATTGACGAAATGAAGAAGGGGAAGGCTGCCCGTTCGACGCAGGTCGAACTTTCTCCGATTGCAGAGATTCGTGCAAAGGTTGGAATGGCGCAATCTGAGTTCGCACTCCTTCTGGGAGTTAGCGTTCGTACTCTGCAGGAATGGGAGCAGGGTAGAAGGTCGCCTTCTGGAGCAGCGAAAACCTTAATTAAGGTTGCGAGCAAGCATCCGGAAACGCTTCGTGAACTGCGTTAGCTTGGTTACGTCGAAAGCTCAACTGGATAATTAAAATGAAAAACAAATCAGCAAGAACTTTAGACGAGTATACGAATGCCATGTTCAATATCCGCACCGATGAAACAGAAAAAATATCAACAGAGATAATCAATCTGCTCATCGGCACGGCTTTTTTTATCGCCATTGCAATGGCATCCGAATATTTTAGCGAGCCTAGTAAATCACACCATCAACAAACGGTCGCTCCCCACGTGCAACGCTAACCGCAAACCGATGAGTGCTTTTAGTGTTCGATGAATTCGGCGTTATTGTTACTCCTGCCTGAGATATATTTACAACTCCTGAATTTGCCCCATTTGCCTCAAGCTCCATCTGTCCAGTTAATGGAAGGTCAACGAACACGCCAGAGTCAGAAGAGTATGTTCCAGAGAACGCAACAGCGGAAGTCCCAGAGACACCAGAGATATAAAACCTAAAAAGAACATTCGCGCCATTGTTTCGAGTTGCAGTTATCACTCGACTCGGAGGTATCGAACCAAAGTCAGCATTCTTTATTGTCGTGCTTGTAATTGATATCGGCATCCACCAATCATGATAGTCTAGCGCTTGCTTTTTCGAACTAACTGAAAGACCAAGTTTCTTAGCGATAGTCTCAGCAATATACTTATGTCCATGAACGTTTGGATGGGAGCCATCCGAAAAGAGTTTAATGGTATTTACAAGATAATTTGCGTCTGCTGGCTGCGATCCTTTTCTAAAGAAGTCAGGAAACGGGATGTATAGGCCCTGCGTTTCGTCAGCTAGGCGCTTTAGCTGCTGTCTTGTATTGTTTGTATCTGGGTAGCTCCACAAAAAATCAGGTACCACTACGGGTACGCTATTTTGATTTGAATAGCTTATCAGCCAATCAATTCTTTTTACGAACTCATCATAGTACGCCGTATCAGACTCATTGTCTGACGCATCATTGATACCCAGTGCCATGATGAATAGAGAGGTTCCTGCCATCATCGAACTGATGACAGACTCATCAACCCAGTGAAGCCTACGGCCAGAGTTTGAAAAATTATGCAGAGCCGATTGACTATAGGCGTTCGCATATGAAAAACCAGAAAACTCAACAGTTGCGGCAGATGTAGTAACAACCTCGATTACACATTTCCCAAACCCATTATCTTTCAGTGTTACAGCTTGGCCTTGCAAAGCGTTTACAATTGAGGCCTGCGTATTCACACTAGCTACTACCGATCCGTTAACTTTTATGTCAAACGTTCCCCCGCCAGGCCTTGCGACGTAGTAAACCGTGCATGCGTCCTGAAATGTTGGGATAGTCGACCTTATGATATTGCCAACCTCATTTGAAACCCACGACAACCCTTGAGGAACATATGATCCGCTTTCATTCGATCTATAAACCCAAGAGTGGTCTCCTGATGTTTTTGCGAAGTCGATAGAGTGAATTTCATTAGATGCATTCCCAGCGCCGTCAAAGAGAGACATCAGCGGCGTGAATCCATAAGTTAGAGTGCCGATCTCGTTGTATAGCATTCTTCGCAGGAGATTCACCCAGCCATTCCGGTATATTCTCCCGGCAAAAGCTCCATGAGAAATAGAATCACCAAGAACATACATAGTTGGCGCGCCCGAGATTCGCGCCCTGACTCTGGTTAGCATCTGCGCGTTACCGAATGCGCCAGTCGTCGCTAAGTTAGATGCCTCCTCCGCCTTTCCATCAATCTCATTTATTGCATACCCAACCGTATCTGATGGGTACGTTTCCGCCGGATCGTAACCCATCATTCCGGCGCCACCCGGAGCTCTCAACTGCTGACGCAGCGAGCGGTCGACCTGGGCAACCAGCAGACTCTCGTCGGTGGCCCAGTTCCCGCTGAGGCTGACCGGGAAATCTGCTGGCCGCTTAACGCTGTAGAGATTCCCGTCGCGCTGGATCAGTTGGGTCGGGCGATCAACAATCAGCGGAGAGCCGTCGACATACTCAAGGAAGCCTGGCTCGAATCCCTGCGCGGCGAGCCAATCGGCAATCCACTGCACAATGCCCCGCCAAGACTTCTCTTCACCCCCAATTCGATTCGTCCAGGTCAGGGCCTGGCCATTCATCGCAAGGTCAAGGTTCGCAGTGTTGTCAGACAGATCACGGAAGTCGGAAGACCCATTCGGCTCGACCGGGTTCATGGTGTTGTAACGGACGGGCATGGCTGCTCCTAGAAAGCAAAAACCCCGCACAGGGCGGGGTTCTTCATGGGGGTGATGTGTTGGCGGTCAGACCGCCTCAGGCGGCGCGGTGGCGTTGTCGTTGACGTAGAGCCTCTCGTCGTAGTTCACGCCGCGGACGGAGCAGCTCTCGAGGCCCTTCGGGTCCACACCGGTTATCAGCACTGGATGGATGCGACCGAACAGGAGATGCGGCGGCTCGCGCGTCCAGGACAGGTCAGGGACGAAACCGAGTGACGGTACCAGCATCCGGCGGTCGTCGATTCGCGATGCACTCCAAGGGCCGTCTACTCGACCATCCGGCTTGCGAAGCGCAACCCTGGCCGTTTCCATACCAGCCCAGTCCAGAGGCTCGCTGCTCTCCAATACAAAGCCAGTGTCACGAGGGGCGATCGACTTCAGGAATGCGCTCTGGCCACTCCCCGGCGTGTCGTCGGACACAGCGGCCAGGCTGAGATAGCCGCTGTTGTTCGCGTCGAGTTCCGTTTCGAACGAGTAGTTCCAACGCCGGTAGCGCTGCTCTGCCGCTCGGCGCATGCCCTTCTGATAGGCCTTGTTGACGTCGCTCACCCCGACCGCGCTGACCTTCTCGGGCTTCAACCCCAACTGGCCAGGCAGGCGGCATGGAACGGTCTTTTTCTGGAACGTGCGGCCGTCGATGTACTCCACGTCGACACCGTCGTTGTCGTCTGGAGTTGGCGTGCTGAAGGTTCTGGACAGCGACCCCTTCATGTTCTGTGCCGAGTAGGCCCAGACATCGCCATTCGCCGCCGGCGTGGTGTAGAGATGATCGACACCCTCGCGCAGTCCATCACGAACCGGACGCAGCCGACCACGCCCAATGGTCAGTTCAGAGAATCCCGCGGCGAGGATGTCGCCCAGCACTTCCTTCACCGTCGACGTCGACTCGTACTGGTGATCGAACGTATCGCCTCGCTCCGCCCAGATATCGGCCAGTGCATCGATCTCGACCAGGTCGAGGTCTGCATCCTCGTAGCCGACGGACTTCGCGACGTAGCAGAACGGCGCCACAAGATCCCGGACAGGCCGCGGCTCCGTCCACGCGCCGTTCTGGCGCGTCGGGAGTATCCGGGTACCGATCACCGAGACCCGATTCTCCGACTGCGCACCCAAGCGGCCGCCGCCGGCGACCGCCACTGAAATGACGGTCATTCCGGGGTACGACGACGGGCTTGCTAGCCTGGCCCGTAGGCCGTACCACTGCACGGTGTCCTGGATGGTGGTCTCGGTCGATTTCGCACCGATCCGACGCATCCTGACCTCAGGGCGCATTGCATACGGCAGGTTGATGCGGCGCGTGAACGCGATCTGGTCCAGAGTCGCACGGCTGATGGTCTCTCGGTACGAGGTCCATGCGCCGGCCAGGGCCATGTCGCGCCACTGAAGCTCGATCTCGACCTGCCAATTGAAGAGCCGCCCCTTCTTATCCACGCCGCCGAGGCCTTGCGGGAACATGTAGTCGAACTCGATCGCGGTGGCTTTCTCGGCCTCCGGGTTACCTGCGAACGGGCCGGCCCAGTCTCCCTCCAGCGTGGACCCGTCCAGTTTCAAGACCGCCGAGTTGCTCTCGATGTAGTCGAATCCAGGCCAAGCAGTGTCGTCGGAGCCGGTATCGGTCAACCGGTCCAACACCAATTGGCTGGAACTCGCAGCGGTGATCCGGTACCGGAGCCCGCGGTATCCAATACACGCCCAGCCGGTGCCGTACTGCAATCCAGAAACCGGGGCACCGCTGGTGGTGTTGAGCGTCATCGACGCTGGCGTAGAGCCAGCGGGCGCGGTGTAGCTATTGACGACGTAGATGCCTTCGTTCGCCCCGGTGACCTCGATAACCATGCCTGGGAAAGCGCCGAGCTGCGCGAGCGGGCCGGAGATCGTGTCTCGGCCGCCCACTCCGGTGCCGGCGGTGACGTTGTACTGGTACATCACCTCGACGCGGACGATCATCCCGGCAGCCCAGCCAGTGGGGAACTGGCCGGCCCCGACTGGAACAGTGACCAGGTCGCCGTCGAACTGATATGCCTGGGCGTTTGCAGACTGGTCGACCGTGGTGGTTGTCCGGAGGTCGATCCCTGCGGTGCCCGTCGCCGTGGCGCCGACCTCGGCAACCGAGTGCCACCACTCCGCAGCCGGGTCGCCGGCCACGCTCTCACCCGGCCGGTAGATGCGGTAGCGGGCGTTATTACCGAGCGAGATGATCGGCGTGTCGCCGATCATGATGTCGCTGGGGTGAATCTCGTAGTCGCCGATCCCGACCGCCAGCAGCATCTGGACCCACTCCGTCCGCTCGCTGGGAAAACGCCGGCACTGCGGAACGATGTAGTCTGGGTAGATCTTGTTCCGGCCAAACGCCTCCCGGACGATGTCGCCGTAGCGGACCTGGTTCGCCTTGGTCCGCGCGCTCTCCAACGGGTCGCCCTGGCGCGGGTTCTGGGTGCTCGGCATCTTGATCCGAGGCATGAACAACCGAAACAGCGCCTGGGCGCTCTTGATCGCGGCGATCGTGATCGAGATCGGGTCGATGCCCTTCGGCTCTTTCCAGATGTGGACCTCGTCGTCGGGTCCGATCTCGGTCACGCGCCAGCGGCTGAAGTGGACGAGCCGACCGTTGACCGAGATGGTCACCGGATTCAACTCACCCCGGCGGATGCGACGCCGATTACGGCGATAGCTCGCCACGTTCCCACGCAACCAGGTGTCGATTGGCATCCGCGCGCGGACGGGGTACTGGCGCAGCGGCTCAGGATCCAGCTTGTTCGCGAAGAATTCGATCACGGTAGAAGATCACCCGGGTGAAGTTTTCGAGGAAGTCCTGCAGGCGCACCAGGCGGGCGCCGGACCCTGGATTGATTTCGAGTACTTGCAGCCGCCCTTCCCTGGCCACGACCAGGGCGACGTGGACGCAGACCGCCCCATCCATGCCGGCAGCGATGGCGCCGGCGAACGGTTCGCACTCTTCCAGGGCGGCCTGGACCTGGCGCTGGTAGGCGCGCTGGAAATGGCGCGGGCTGGTATGTCTCACCTCCCCGAAGCTGGAGAGCATGGGCATGCCGTAGAGCTCATGACGCGCCAGCCGGGTGAGTCCCCAGCAATCGACGCGCGGCAGCTCGCGCCCGCCGTCCTCGTAGACGGCGGCGAGATATCGATCGAGCATGGGTCAGCCTTCGTACTTGATGCAGGGTGCGTTCTGGGAGTTGAAGTCGACGCGGGGCCAGCGGGTGCCAATCAGGTCGAAGTAGCCGGCCTGAATTTCGGCATGATCGACCTCCAGCACGCCGCTCTTGACGGTCATGTGGTAGTCGCGCTTCGGTCTGGAGAGGTCCGTGCTGAGATAGAGCCGCATGGTCAGCCGGACCCGCTTCTCTGCATCGACGGCCTGCTGGATCAGGTTCTGGGCCTTTCCGGTCACGCCGTCGATGGCAAAGGTGATCGTCTGGTTCCCGGTGTTGTCCGACTTCGGCAACGAGGCATCGATCCCTCCAGCCTCGAAGGTCAGGGTTCGGCCATCCTCGGTACCGGCGGTGACATTGTCGTAGCCGTGCGTCAGCAACACCGGGGCTGGCCAGGCATCACAGGTGATCTCCAGGGTTGGAATCAGCACCTCGTCGGCCGGCGAGGCGAAGGCAACTTCGAGTGGGTCCATCTCATGCCTCCGGCCAGTGACCATCGCGGTTCATCCCGAGATCCAAGATGTTCATGTTGAACCAGTAGTCCGGGAACTCCTCCCAGCCTGGCGGCATCAGGGGGCGTTCGCGCAGTTCGAGCGTCGCGCTGTACTCCCAGCGCCTGACCTGGACCAGTTCGGCGCCCTCGTACATCCCGAGAATCCGGCAGGTGTACGGCAGGAAGCCAAGCGGCGTCTGCAGCATCGCTTCGAACCACTTCGTTCCGTCCACCAGGGTACGGGCGAACCACGCCTCGAAGAAGGCGGCCTGCTGGCTATCCATGTTCCAGGTGACTTTCGCCCTGGTGGGTACGCTCTGGGTTCGCCGGCGTTCTCGAACGTAGCCCGAAGCCATCGGGGTAGACAGCTTCGGGTTCGTCGTCTCGAAGGCGTAACCCTGTTGCAGCGGGTGCGGCAGTTGCGCCGGATATTTGATGATGTCGTCACTCATTACCGTCCCACCGTGGTAACGCCATATTTACCGGCCATGACCTGGTGTACCTGGCCATCGCCTTCCATGCTCCCGCACACGACGTCGAGCACCCACTGGGCGTTCTCCATCCTGACGTTTGCCTGGGTGCCGGGCGGCGCGTTGAAGATGTTGACCTCTGGCGCGAGACCAGCCGAAGCGGTGGCACCGCTGGACGAGCTCGACGCAGCGCTGCCGCTCGGAAGCCGGTCGTTGGAGTTGATCGCCTCGAGCAATGACCGATTCCGCCTGGTCGCCTCGGCATTCACCACGAACTCGCCGTTGCTGAGCATTGCCGGAATGCTGTCAGAGCGCCCCGTTCCTGGGCCCGTCACATAGCCACCGTTCGCGAATCCGACAAGAGACAGCATCTGCGGGATGGCAGCAGTCATAGCCGCCAGGCCAGCAACAGCGGCACCGCCAAAAGAGGCGATAGATGCAGTTGCGGCCGCAGGCGCATACGCCGATGCAATAGCAGCCCCTGATGCTGCGGCCTGGGTCGTTTGGGCGGCCTGGATCGTACTGCTCAGGACCGCGTTAGCAGCCATCTGGACGCCCATTTTGACGAATCCAGCTAGGACGTTCCGAAGTACTTCCTTGCTCAGATCACCAATGGACCTCAGGGAAAGGTCCAGGCTCATGAACTGGTCAGTGACCCCGTTCGTCATCGTGTCGAATGCGTTGGTCCAAATGCTCTGCGTCTGCCCCGCGACATTGGCGGCTTGCGCGCCGAAGTTCTGCACCGCAGCGGTCCAGCCGTTGATGGGGTTGGCCATGGCCGCGTCCATCTGGGCCCAGCCCGCTTCCATCGCAGCGACCTGCTGTGGCAGATACTCGTTGGTCAAGTCGATCTGTGCCTGAAGCTCCTGCCGCTGCTTCTCGGTTGTGGCCTGGGCCAACTCGGTCCGCAACTGGAGGACTCGGTCGTTGGTCTGCTGCTCCAGTTGGAGGCGCTGCTGGTACCGTTCGGCCTCCTTTCCGCCCATGCCAACCGCCGCGGCTTGGGCGGCGTACTGCTGGCGCTGAATCGAGAGTTGCCGCTCCATCTGTGCTTGGTACTGCTCGGCTGCGGTGAGTCCTTGGGCACCCTTGATAGCCGCGGCGTAGTTAAGCGACGCCTGCGCCAGGGCCTTGCCGTACTCGTCGAGCGTGATTTTGCCCTTGCGCCAAGCGAGGTCGAGTTGCTGCTGCTCCTTGGTCAGGGTGCGCACAGCCTGGCCGGCCGGGTCGTACTGGGCCAGCAAGCGGGAGGCGGTATTGTCAGCCTCACGCACGCCGACATTCTGGCCGCGGGTCTTCGGCGCGCTCTTCTTCGCCTCACGCTCCTTGATGTCGGCGATCTGCTGCTCGATGTTCTTGCGTGCGGCGGCGTACCTGGTCTCAGTCTCAGCACTGATGACCCCGTTCTTGGAGTTCTCGTCATGCTGCTTTTTGAGGTCATCCAGCTGTTTCTGCAGCTTGTCAGCTTGAGACAGCGTTGAGTTGTATGCGGCATTGGTCGCATCGACGAACCTCTTGCCGGCCGCCTGGATTGCGTTTTTCGTCGCCTGCTCCAGATTCTTCGCGCCATCGGCGGCAATCTTCGCCTGCAGGTCAGCGGCGCGCTTGTACAGCGCATCGAGACTGGGCTGGCTGATACCCAGGCCAAACGCCGCCCGACCACCACGCCCGACGCCCTTCTGGGCGTTCTCGATCTGCTTGTAGACCTTCTGCAGTTGCTGTTCCGGCGACTCGGTACGCCCAATATCGAGCATGGCGTCCCATGCTGACTTCGCGGCACTCTTCAGGCCATTCCATGCCTTCTCGACTATCCCCAGGTTCTGCTCCATCTCTGTGGAGCGGCTGGCCAGCGCGTTGGCGTATGCCTCGGTCGCAAGGCGAGCAGCATCCATTGTGCGCCCCTGCTCCTGCAGCGACTGGATGTTCGCGTACTGGCTCGCGGTCAGGAAGTTGAGCTGGTCGTCGAGCTTCTTCACCGCATCGACTGGGTTCTTGGCCAGGTCATTGAAGCTGTCGACCACCTCCTCGACAGACTGGTCGGTGACCTTCGACCAACTGATCGCCGCCGCGGCGATCTTCGGGTAGAGGATGGTCAGTTGGTTGCCGGCGCCGGCCAGTTGCGTCAGCGCGCTGGCTGCCTGCGCTACTGTCGCGTTCCCAGCCCCGACCTGCTGCGCGAAGACCGAGAGTTGCCCGGCGGTGGTTCCGGCGGCGTTGCCGTTCTTGACCAGGGCGTTGGTCAGGCGCGACGACTCCACCGAGCCCTGGTAGAAAGCCAACGCCAGCACGCCAGCGGCGGCGGCGGCGATGGTGTAGGGATTTACCAGGCCGGCGATGTAGCCCCCGACGGCGCGCGCAGCCGGCCCGATTCCGCCGAACATGTCCTTGAGTTGGCCGCCCTGCTGGAGCAGCACGGTCAAGGGAGCCTGGCCAGACGACAGGCCGACAACGATGTCCGTGATCTGAGCCGGCAGCATCCGCATGTTCGCCGACAGCGCTTTGGCCGACATCCCCGCGCGGTTCATGCCACCCTCTGCGTCGCCAAGGGCATTGCGCATTGCCTTCAGCCGCTCGGTGTACTCCGCCACCGTCTCAGCATCGACCAGGCGCAAGTTCTTGTAGCGAGTGAGCCGTTGCTGCATGTCGTCGAGGCGGTCGAGCGCCGCGACAGTGGGATTGATCTGCCCCAGCAGGCGCGCCAGGCCGGCGCGTTCTGCGTCGAGGTCACTCGCGGCTTCGCGCGCGCCGCGGCCGGCACGGCTGGTGGACTGGTCCAGGTTCTGGGTCTCGTCCGCTGCCCGCGACATGTTCGCAGCGATGCGCGACAACTGCGCGTTGATCGCGCTCTGCCCCTGGGAAAACGTGCTGAACGTCGACACCAGATGCGACATCTGGGTGTTCAACTGCGCAAGTTGCGCGTTCGACTGGGTGATGCCGGTGTCGAGCCGACCGATACCCTGGCCCACCGACGACATCGCGTTTTCCAGGGCGACAGCGCGGGAGACAAGCGCCGTCATCTGCGAACTGGTCGACTCCGTCGCGCGCTCGATGCGCGATAGCGACGCAACGGTAGCGGCCGCAGCCTTACTCATATTCGAGCCGAGGCGGACAGTCACCTCGCTGAGGCGGGAGGTACTGCCGGCGGCTTCGTCCCCGCTGCGCTCCACCCGGTCTAGCGCGTCGCTAAGACTGGTCGCGCTCTTCTCAGCGCCCCGGGAGTCGATGATTATTGAGAGGCGACTTTCTTCCGCCATGGCGGTCTCCGGGTTCTTGTTCAGCAGGTTCTGATTGCGCCACGGCCCACTGGGCGCGGTACTCGTCGTCGAGCGCGAGGACCGCCGCCTCGAACTCGGCGATGGGGATGGCGGTGGGGTAACGCAGGAGGTAGGCGTCGATATCGCGGTGAGAAAGCGGGGCCGGCGCGCCGATCATGCCGATGAACTGCCGGCCCCTGCTGATCCGGTGGTAGGCCTCGAGCACCTCGGCACAGACGGCGTCTATTGTGGGCTCCGCAGGGACCGGGAGCCCGAACCGTTCATGCTTCCATCGCTTCTTCTCGTTGTCGGGCCCCGCCCAGTCCCGAGCCCAGCGATACGCGCTCAGGACTTTCCCACGGTCTCCTGGGTACGCAGATCCGCGCGAACCGCGATGTCAGTGCCGGTCTTGAGCGCAAGCCAGTAGGCATCGGGGTGTTGGCGCATCAGCGCCTGGCCGCGCTCCGGCGTGTAGTCGGCGGGCACACCGGGCGCCGCCTCGTCCTGCACACCCTTCCAGTCCTTGATGATGTGCCTGGCCACCAGGCCAATCAGCAGGTCGTCGATATTGTCGAACTGAACATCGGCCAGAGTCAGCGGGCTGAACTGGCTGGTTCCGACGCCGGCCTGAGCATCGATCGCCTGCATGTGGCGGTTGATCATCGCGTGGTGGGACTGGAAAAGCGGATCGCCAGTCGACCCCACCAGCAGCGAAAGGTCCGCCTCCGCTTCTACGTCGCAAGGCGACAGATGCCCCTGCTCGTCCAGTTTGAGATGCAGCCAGCGGGTGCCGTACAGGTCGATTTCGGGCTTTTTCTTCAGGGTGATGGCCATGCTGTTCCTCTGCGGTAAAAAGGCCCAGCGCGCACCGCAGGGCGCGCCAGGCAAGGGGTTACGCGGTTACGGTGATCGCGCAGGTGTCGGTCTTGGTCGGGTCCGCTGTGCTGGTGGCAGTAATCGTTGCTGTGCCTACGGCCACGCCGGTGACCAGCCCGGTATCGTTCACTGTTGCGATTGCTGCGTCGGAGGTGGACCAGGTGACGGTCTGGCTGGCGCCGGCCGGCAGAACATCGGCTTCCAGGTCTACGGTTTCACCGGCGGCAACCGAGGCGGTATCCGGCGTGACGGTGACGCTTGCGATCACGATCGGCGCGGGCAGGCGGGTGATGGTCGGCGGGATACGGCGCGCGGTGTAGTTCAGTTCGACCTGGACGATTTCCTCGGCGCCGGCATCCGGCCAGGATCCGTTCACCTCCATCTCCGGTAGGCTGATGCGATAGCCGCCGTCGGCGTTGCTGACGGTGAACTCCAAACTGATGGCATCGCCGGTCTGCTGTGCCTTCCAGAGCTGATAGGCCATCTTCGACCAACTGATAGTGATCGAGCCCGACGGCGTGAAGGTCGTGGGAATGATGTTGCCCGGGAACGGGTTGCCGTTGCCGATACAGCGCTGGGTCTGTACTGCGTTGTCAAACTGCAGGTTGAAGCTGTCCACGCAGGCGTTGTCCTCGCCTACCTGGATGCCGTCCAGTTTCAACCCACTGATGTCCTTGAACGAGTAGCGGCGCTGCGCCGGCTCCGGCTGGGCGTTGACGATGAACGAGGTGTCGTCGGCCTTGTCGCTCCAACTGGTGGCAGCGAACGTGGTGGTGACGGTGATCTCGTTGTCACCAGGGAAGTCGAACGCCATCGTCGCAACCTGGGCGCCACGGGCGATACCGGCGACGCCGATATCCGCGGCATAAGTGGCCAGTGAGAACGAGATTCGGTCGTTACCCATGGTCAAAACGTTCGCGAGCCAGTTCTTGCCGAAGCAAGAGGCCATGAACTCGTCCAGCGCCCTGTAGCGCCATTTGCTCTCGATGTCACCGCCGACGTCGACGGTGGTCATGGCGGTGCCCTGGGCCATACGGTCGGCGCCGATTTCGTTGTTGGCCTCGGAGTTGTAGGTCGGTGTCACGCCGTTGCTGATGCGGGTGAACGTATGCCAGTCGCCCGGCGGGGTGACGCCGGGGGTTACCTCTTTGATCCAAGCAAGCTGGACCTTCGCGCCGCTACTCATGGGGGCGTTTCTCCTGTGATAGGCGAAAAAAAACCGCCGTGCGGCGGTGGGTGGGTCGGGCTCAACCAGCCCGGTAGGGGATCGTCAGGTTGGCCTGGTACCAGCCGTGCCCATCATCGCCGGGAACGGCTTGGGAGACGGCGAAGCACTCGAACGTCAGGACCGGATCGCTGTAGAACTCGAAGTGCTCGCGCAGCGTATCGGCGGTCCGGGTCAGTAGCAGCGTGCCTTTGTAGGTCGGCACGAAGAGTTGCACGATGATCAGGCCGCTGCGGCGAACACAGGGACCGTTGCCGATCTCAGTAGCCGCAGAGGCGCCAGGTATATCCGCCAGGCGCGCCCAGATCGGCTTCCCGTCCGGCTTGAACGGGCCCTTGGGGTTGTTCGGGTAATCGACGTCGTCGGCCGGGATGCCGGTCCATGCGGTCATCCGGCTGATGATCACGCTGCGGATTTGCTCAAAGGTCATTTGGTGAACTTCGCGCTGACTGCCAGATGGGCTACGCCGTAGATTCCCGCCGGAGCCTGGCCAGAGTGGCCATCCTCCAGCGCGCCGGCGTAGATCAGGTTGTTCTGGATGTAGACCACCGAGTACGGCACCAGGTGGGCCAATTCGGCATACCCATTGGCGATGGTCTGGTGGCCGGCCTTGTCATAGGCATCGAGCGAGTAGAAAACCGGCTCTCCGATGCTGACGATGTTGTTGGCCATGAAGCGGCCGGTATCGACAGGCGCGTGCTCCACGATCACCCGCAGGGCCTCCATGGACATATCGCTCTGCTTTTGCACCAGATCGGCTTCCACGGCCTCCATGAAGGCGCTCGGCGACACGCTCCAGGACCTTCCTCCCTTCCCCTTTGCCATCACGCTTTCCTCAACTGCAGATCGTGATGCACGCCGGCGGGATCACCGCCAACGCGCACGATGCGATAGCCCGCCAACGGCCCACCAAGGATCGGCACCACGTCGGTAGTGCTCAGTTCATGGCCGACGGCGGGCTGGTCCGACACCTCGTTGATCAGAGCGATCAGTTGGATGTCGCCGACCAAGATGTTGATTCCGTCGATGCGGTTGGCCTCGTAGTTGTGGAAGACCCCGCGCCCGGAGTACCGCACGGGTTGGCTGGTGGTGGTCTCGGTGACCGGATCGAAGACGCCCGGCCCCGGATACTCGCCAGCGAACGAGGTCACCGACTCGCTGAACACGCTGTCGAACATCTGGCCGAAAATGGCCTGCATTTCGTCACGCACGGGCACCTCCGATTTCGTACTCGGCCCAGCACCGGCAGCCGGCGGTTTCGTTGTCGCCGGCCCCAAGCGTCTGGTCACCGGGGAACATCAGCAGCGCGCCACCGCCTGTCACGAACGGACTACCGAGTTGCTGTCGCTGGCCCTGCATCGGCGAATGAGTGTGCCGAACGCGGTTGTCGCCGACGTTGTGCCAGGTCTTCAGGACTCTGCTGCGCTCCAGTCCATTGGTGACAAGTTGCTCGTAGACCTGATCCCGTCCGGCGCTGAAGGCGTCGTGTGCCTCAGTCGCGGCGATCTGCTCGGCACGGGTCCGCAGCAGTCGCTCGGAATAGCGGCCTACGATGCGATCGACATCCGCCGACGGGACCGGGCGACGCGCCTCGACGGCTCGCTCGACCAACCTGTCGAACCGCCGGTCCCTGCGAATGCGGGTCAGGTATTGACGCATCTGCGCGGGGTCTCCGCTGAGCAACTGGGCGCGGGCGTTGGCCACTGCCTGGGCGTAGCTGCCGGAGAGACCGGTGATTCCACCGGTTCGCTGCCCGGTCTGCGGGCTTCGCCGGCCGACGATATCGAGTGCTGTCGCGCGCGGCGGGCGCCCCAGGAGGTCGGCCATCTGGATCGTGTGGCGGACAGCCAGGCGCGTAGCATCATCGATGTCGCGCTGCAGGGCGCGGGCATGCTCCGATAACCAGGTCGACGGCCCCGGGCCTACAGGGTCGAACTCCGGGACCGGCCGTCCCGGGAAAAACTTGATTTCGAGGGTCGCGCCGGCCAGGTAGGTGGACCGCAGTTGCTCCAGGAACACCGCCAGCAGCCCCAGCGACAGCGCCGAGACAATGGAGTCCTCATCCTGCTCGTTGATGTAGCGCTCGATCTCAACCACGACAGCGGCATCCGTCACCGACCTGACGCGGTCCAGGTACGCCCTCTGCAACGCCGGCTCCTTTCCCTCGATTGCGCGTAGGATCTCGGCTTCGGTCATACCGTGAATACCGCTGGCATCGGGCACCGCAACACCATGATCGGCGCCAAGAGATCGTTGATGACCCCGACGAAAGGCTTGTTGGGCTGCTCGTCGCCTTCGGCTGGGCCGAAGAACTCGGTTTCGAGCGGCCCGACCTTGGCGCGTTTCACCGCGGTGGTCGCAACGTAGTCCGGATTCAGGCTGCCGGGCTTCAGTAGCTCGCGCAGCGCGGCCTCGTAGGTGGCCTGCTCGACCTCCCGCGGCACCTCATCAGCCGGAACGGGCTCCCCGTCACGGTCAACGGCGCCTACGCGCGGCCATTGCAGTGCTTGGGCTCGCCCTCCGGCTTTCTTGCCAGGAAAGACCAGCACGCATTCAGAGACCGGCTGTTGGGTGCCGAGGCCGTCGATGTAGGCTGATGCCCGGGCCAGCGCTGCTTCCTTGTCGGCCTCAGCAGCAGCCGCCCAGGCGGCATTGCCCCGGGCCTGGTGGTAGGCATCAGCACCAGCCACGGTGCCGTAGTAGGCGTCAGCCACGGTACAGCCCCATGCGCAGCCCGATGCCGCAGAGACCGAAACCGCTAACGGAGAGAACCCAGAGAGAGCCGGACTTGGTGAACTGCAGCGGTCCGAAGTGCCAGTAGATGGGGCTCATGCAGAATCCTCGAATAGGTGGGCCATCCTGGCCCGGTCGACCATCCGTGAGGCGGGTATTACTGCTGCTCGGCCTGCTTGTCGGCCAGGGCCTTCTGGAGTTCTTCCAGGGAGGCATCAGGACCAGCCGGCACTCCGAGGGCGGCCAGTTGCTCGATCAGCGCTTGTTTCTGAGCCGCTTCGTCAGCGGGCAGCGTGGCCTTGGCCTTGACCTCTGCCAGTTTCGAAACCAGGGTCTCGGTCTTGCTGTTGGCGCCGGCATTCACGCCCAGGGCCTTCAGCTCGGCGAACAGTTGCTGGCGGTACGCCTCTTCGCCGCCCTGGCCGTCGCTCTGCACGCCGCCATCGACCACCAGCACGCCGGTGACCACGTAGAAGGCAAGGTTCTTGCGGTCCTTGATATCGTCCCATTCGGGCACGTCAACAGACGCGCCCGGCGGGATGACGGCACCGCTCGGCAGGCCGATGGGGGTGATGCGGTTGGTATTGGTGATGAGCGCCATGGTCCACCCCCGTCAGATGCCGTCGGTGTAGCGAACTTCCGCCGGACGACGGATATCCACGCCACCGAGGCGGAAGATGCCGGGAACTTCCCAGCGGATCGGACCGGCCTGGTACACCGGCAGGAAGCGGTGCGGCATCGGGATATGCATCTTCAGCACCGACGGATCGCGGCGGTAGCTGACCATGCGCGCGGTGCCGCCGGCGCCTGCGGCATCCAGGCCGTTCAGGCCGCGGATGGTGAGCGGGCGACCAGTGGTGGCGGTGTAGACGTTGTTCTTCTGCAGATAGGTGAGGATCGTCTCCAGACCCTGTTCGTTCACCTTGCGGGTGGCGATCAGCAGGAACTTCGCGTAAGGCAGCAGCAGGGTGTCGGAGAACGCGGTGAACAGCGTGCCTTGCGTCTGGAGGGTCAGCGCGGTGTTCACGTCGGCCAGGATCTGGTCGGCGGTGGCGGTTTCCCAGTTCCCGGTGACGGCGGAGCCCGCGGTAACACCCGGGTAGTTGAACAGGCCACTGAAGCCCTTGGACGCGTCACCCGCCAGGGCTACACGGTCCACGAACTCCTCGTAGGCGCGACGCGCGGCGGCGGCATCGTCACCGGTCAGGTTGATGCCGAGCATCTGCGCCTGGCTGATCTCTTCCAGACCATAGCCATAGCCGATGGCAGCCATGTGCACGCTGGACTCGAACTTCGAGCGCTCGGTGCTGGCCAGCGGAAGGTCGTCGGCGTTGCCGTTGACCCAGTCGGCCTTGCCTACCTTGTCGGCCGAGTAGAAGGTGACGGTCTTGATCCACTCGGGCGCCGAGGTATCGACCGGGATCAGTTGCGGATACTGGATATCCGGGTAAACAATCTCGTTGACCTGGCGCTCGATGTGGGTGGTCTGCGAGACCACGAAGCCCAGGGCGGCCTGGGCGTCGAGCAGCTTGAATCGGCTCATGGTTTCTCCTTAGCCCAGGCGGACTTGAGCGAGTTGATTGGTGCCAGTGGTGCTGGTGTCGAAGCGCGCCCCAGCGACCTGCACGTTGTCGGTCGCGACGTTGGTCCAGGCGCCGGTGGCCGGCACGAAGTAGACCGGATCGCCTGCGGCGACCTGCACGGCGGCGGTTACCCAGATGGCGCCCTCGGTCATGACGCGGGCCGACTCGTACTGGCTGTACTGGTTGGCCTCGGCCTTGACGGAGCGGTCGCGGACGCTGATGCCGACGAACTTCGCGGCGGTATCGCCAGTAGTCGGCGCACGGCCGGCCTTGTCGGCGGTGCCCTGCATGACCGGGATGCCGAACGCCAGGCCGCCGGCGGCCTCGACGGTGCGTGAGATCAGGGTCTTCGGGACTTCGTCGACGATCATTCCCGGCAGGCCGGGGCGGATGTTCGCGCTGTAGGTGGTTTGAACGGCGGGCATTATTTGTCACCTCCTTTCCAGGCGCCGTTAACACGGGCCTCGTAGGCCGCCTGACCGTTGTCAGCCGGGTTCGTCGGCTTGCTGTCCTGTTGCTTCAGGTGGACACGCACCGGGTCGTTACTGGCGGCATCCTCGAGCAGGATGTCGAAGCGGGCGGCGATGTACGCCTCCGGCTTGTCCTTGATGGCGGCGTCGCCCAGCTTGGCCACAACGGCCTCTTTGCGGATCTCGGCGGCGGACTTTCCGGCATAGTCGCCGTCAGCGATCAGCATCGCGCTGGCGATCAGGTCGGCGCGCTCTCGCACCAGTTTGTCGATGTCGGCGTCGCTCAGTACCTTGGCCTTCAGCCCATCGATCTCGGCGTCCTTCTTCGCCAGTTCGGCGTCTTTCGCTGCCATCGCGGTCGCATGAGCATCCTGGATGGTCTTGAGGTTCGCCCCGGCATCGCCGAGTTGCTTCTGCAGCTTCTCGACGACCTGGGCGCCCTGCTCGGTGGTCTCGATCGTGAGGCCATCGACCAGGAGTTTGCGGAGTGCATCAGCCATGTCATGGCCTCCTGTGGGGGTTGTTTGCGCAGGTTTCTTGGCGCCGGGGGTGCGCGAATCCCCGATGCGCAGTTGCTCGCCGCCCCTGGCGTGATCGACCAGGGCGAGGTGGTTCATTCGCATCGGGCCAAGCCGGGCGTCGTAGGTCTCGCCGGTGGGGGTCACCCCATCCTCGAAAATGACCTCTGCCTCGAGCCCCATGGATAGCTCGCGCTTTCCTGCCTCGTAGTCGCGGATCGCATCGGCATCCATCAACACCAGAGGCACGCGCACGAAGTCGCCGTCTCGCAGGACCTCCGAGCCGGTCTGGCCGATGGCGAGCTGCTTCCAGTTCTCCGCGGTGACCTCGCCGTGGTGGCCGTTGGTCATGGGGCGGTAGGCGTAGGAGCGCATGGCGTCCTCGGCGAAAACCGATTCCGGCGGCCGGTACACGCGGACAATGGGCATGTCGGGCTTGCCGACCTCGGAACCCAGGTATTCCTGGATGCCAGTGCGCGCTACCCGGGCATCGGCCACGAGGTAGCCGTCAGCGGTCCGGCGAACGCCGGACACCGACACGGAGTCATGAAGAAGCATCGTTATTCCTCGTCGAGGCGATCCGCCCAGCCCTCGTCGATCTCCTCGAAGACCTCCGGGCCGAGCTCGATGACGCCGCGGTACGGCTCAACCTGGTCAAGGTCGACGCTGCCGGGCTGGTAGGTGAAGGTGATGTGGGGCTGGTAGTCCGGCCAGTCCCAACTGGCACCGGCATCGCGAACTTCGACGTGCCGCCAGGTCAGGTCAGAGGAGTTGAACAGCAGAACCACAGCCCCTTTGCCGAACTGCTCGACCAGGCGCGGGCCGCCGGCGGAACAGGTCAGGTTTCCGTTCGGCTTGACCGTCCAGGCCTGGGTGACCTTCATCCAGTCGACGGGCGTCCGGCTGTAGGCGATGGTGACGTGCAGGTCGTCGGCCGGGAGCGTGGTCTCGAAGCCCTGGTCCTTAGCCCAGTCAATGATCGCGCCGGCGTTCAGCACCCGGCGCGAGACGTACAGCGTGCGAGGTGCCGCGTCGTTCAGCGCCTGGCTGGACGATCCGTTGCCGCCCTCCTCGTCCTGCTCGCCCTCGGGGACTTCGGAGCCGAACTCCTCCAGCGCCGACTCCAGACCGGGCATCACGCTGTTCTCGACCAGCAGGGTCTCGGCAGCCTTGCTGAGCGCGTCCTCGGGGAAGAGCCTTGTCTCGGCGATGGTCTTGATAGTCTCGGCGGTGATCTTCCCGATGTCCGCCCGCTCCTTCGCCGTGGTCTGCCAGAGGCTGTTCCAGACGTAATGGATCTCCGGCGGTCGGCTGCCCAGCGCGGACCGCACCAGGCACTCGTCCAGCACCGACATGGCCGGCGTAATGTCGAGTTCCTGGCTGGACTGGATGCGGTCGTAGTAGTTACGCAGGTCGGCCTCACCAGTGGAGTTCATGCCGGCGGGTGACTGGCTGAGCATGCGCGTTGCCGGAATATCGGCAGCGCCGCAGCCCGCTTGCATGAAGCGGTCCATGATGTCCGGCAGCGTGCCGAAGTTCGCGGATTTGCTGTCGTACTCCTCGTCCTTGTCCAGCATCAGGGTGCCATTGATTCCCTTCGCCATGGCCGCCAGACGCATGCGCTCCAGCACCAGCTTCTCGTACTTCGGGTCCTGCATCCCCTGCATGAAGTCGGGGATACGGATCACGTCGACCTTCGCTTCGAAGATGAGGCTGGCCACGTTGGCCATGGTGCTGTCGATCTGTTGGATGGCCTCGAACACGGCCTGCAGGACCGAGTCTCCCCAGCCGAACTGATTGCCACTGGCCAGGTCCTGGTCAGGGATGTCGGCGCCGGTGAAGATCACCAGCCGGGACGGGTGAATCTCGATCGCGCTGCCGCCGAGCCGGTAGGCCTTGGGCTTGCCGTAGTTCGGTGACATGACGTCACGATCCTGCTCGGTTGCCGACAGGTCGCGCCGGCTCATCACCGTCAGATACTTGATGCCGCCGGCCTGGACGCGCTCGGGTACCAGAGGCTTGCTGGTGTCAGTTTCGCCGGTACCGATGAAGATCGCTGCGCCGCCCCACAGCCGCGCCTTGGTCAGAGCTTCCTTGGTGCGAGCCTGGACCTGAAGGCGCTTCTCCTCGGCCTCGATCTTCTCGATCTGCGCCTTGCTGGCTTGCCATGCCCGCCAACGCCTGGTCGCATCCTTCGCCGGGATATCGACCACCTTGCGCGGGAACCAGGCGCCGCGATACGCGTTGTGCAACTGCTCATCGGTGAGCACGACCGGCGCGTAGAAGCTGCCGGCGGCCTTGTCTCGCTCCGTGCCCAAGTTGGCCACGAAGTTGACCAGCTTGTCAGTGAGGAAGCGCCTTACGCCCATTAGGAAACACCTGCGAGGGAATACTTCGTGATCGGGTATTCCTTGTGGATGAAATAGCCACCCGCGTCATTGGGGTGATCGATGTCGGCGGACTTGTCCGGCTCACCGTTGGCGCCCCACACCTGCTGTTCCAGGGCATCGGCGTAGGTCGGGCAGCGGTCGGGATTGACCCGATACCGTCGCTCGCCCTTGGCGTTGCAGAACATGGCGTTCATGGAGTTGATCCGGTCCTTGACCGGCGGGTTGGCGGCGGGCGCCGAGACGACGAAGCCGGCCTGCTTGAGCAGCGCGATATCGGTCTCGCTGGCCCGTACCGACTTGCGAGAGTCGCCGGAGGCGTCGGGGTAGATCCTGATCTGGCGGGTAGGCCGATATTCGCCGTCGGCGTACAGCCAGAACCGCTCCTTGATCTGGCGGATCATGTCAGGGGTGTCGTACCCGTTGACGATCTCGTCGACCGCGTGCGGCAGGCCCAGGCGCTTCACATGCACCACGGCGGCCATCTTGCCGACGTTGAAGTCCATACCCACGAATATCGGCTCGCCTGGCTGAACCATCTCCTGCGAGGCGTTGAGGGTGCGGTCGTAGGCGGTGTAGATCGTGCCCGACGTCAGGTTGACGAACTGGCCGCGCAGGTACGCCGCGATCAGTTGCGGCGGGTACGACTCCATCAGCGAATCGATGTAGTCGTCCGGCAGGTTCGCCTCGTTGTCGTAGGTGCTGGCCTGGACCAGTCCATACAGGTCCTGCAGGTGCGGCTTCTCGCGCAACTGCTTCACGAACTGCTGGAAGACGAACTTGAAGCCTTCCGGGGTGGTGGTGACGTCGACACGGTTGCGCAGGCCGTCCACCTTGTAGCGCATCCGCGCGATGATCTTGCGCCAGGCCTGCTGCGCCTTGACCAGCGACAGGACGTCGAGCTCGTCCACCAGGGACCGGCCGACCTTGAAGCCGACGATGGTTTGCGGCTTCTCCATGGAGCGGCAGATGATGGTGGTGCGGTAGGCGCTGCCGCTGTAGAGGTGAACCTCGTGATTCGCCTGATTGATCTTGGTCCGCAGCCCCCAGTCGAAGGCCACCTCCTCCATCGTAGGATAGAAGATGTCGCGGATCTGGGCGTAGGTCGGCGCGAAGTAGCCGGCGTTGATGCGCGGCCATTCCCATGCGTGCTGGGCGAGCCCTGAGCAGCCCACCCAGGTCTTGCCAGAGCCGAACCCGGCCACGAAGCCGCAGAACTTGTGCGGAAGCGCCAGGAACTTCGCCTGGGGCCTATTCAGCGTCGGCATCGCGCACCCTCGCATCGATGATGGTCACTGCGACGCTGGTTGGCGGCGCTTCGTCCTCAGGGTTCTCCAGCAGCTTCAGTTCGGCGCGCTTCTTCGCCACGTCCAGGCGCTTCAACTCAAGGTCCAGCGCAGCCGACTCGGTGCCGACGTGGCGGCTCAGCAGTTCCAGGTTGCGGAGCTTGTCCGGCCACTTGACCTTGCGGAGCACGCCAGCGATGCGGCGGTCGTCACCGCGGCCCTCGAACAACTCGGCGATCTCGATGCCGGACAGGAACTGGCGCCAGGCCTTGGGCCAGTCGCGGATCGACCGGAACGATCCGTCGTCCTCGAGGATGTCGAGCACGTCCATCTCGTCGATCTCGCGCAGGCGACGGATCACATAGTCGGCTTCGACCTCGGTGCGCTTCGAACGCTCGGCCATGGCGGCCTGGATAGCCTGGGCGACCTCCGGCCGCTGGAGCAGTTGATAGCCGATCTCCGTCGCGCGCCGGGTGCTGTAGCCGGCCCGAATCGCGGCCTGCGTCGCGTTGAGGTCAAGTAGGTACTCGTCGACGAACAGGCGCTGTTTCTTGGTCAGCGCCATGGATCACCTCAACTGAGCCTCAGGATGGGCGCGATGTTGCCCTTGTTGCGGTAGACCAGCACCAGCAGCACAACCAGGACCGCCAGCAGGTAGGGCGATATCGGCGTTGCGTGGCGCGCCATCAGCACGGCCAGGCTGATCGAGAGCGCCTGCATGCCGGTCCCAGCGGCGAGGATGTACGCGCAGAGCGAGACGCCGAACCGGTACGTTGCACCGTGGCGCTGGTACGTGAAGATGCGGCAACTGATAGCGCCGCAGACGGCCGCAGCCGCCAGGGTCACCAGGTCAACCATCTTTCCGGCCTCCGATCATGCCGACGATGCGCTGCAGAACGATCTGGAGCCATGCCGGCGCGCGGCCACCAATCATCCAGTCGAGCACGCCGATCAGGATCGTGACGATCAGCGCGGCGGTGACCAGTGCGGGCAGCCCGGAGAACTGGGTCGCGCCCCGCCCGACAGCCTCGGTGGCGGCGTAGTAGCCGCCGACCCAGGACGCCAGCAGGTAGCCGAGGCGCCTGGCCATGGTCAGGTCGTGAGCCCAGAGCACGAACAGCAGCGCGCCGGCGAAGCCGCCGATCACCGCATTGACGTCGACTCCGGGGATGATCGCGGTGGCAGTGAGCCCGACGGCGCCGGCTGCTGCTACTGCTCCGCTGCTCGTCGGTTCAGCCATGTGGTACTCCAGATGCAGAAAAGCCCAGGCAATGACCTGGGCCTTGTCATAGGTCGGACGATTCTGGCCCTGTGCTATCGTTTCGCTTCCACACTAAACGACGGTCAAGGAGACCAAAATGTCCGAAATCGTAAATCCGTCGAGCTCATCCTCTGGGGCAGCTCTTCAAGTCGTAATCGAGTTGATTCGCGCCGGTCAACTGAAGGTTGGAGCAAATGGCCAAGAGGCGGCAGCAATTATCGCCACCTACGACCAGATATTTGAGCACTTCAGGGACCTCGGAAGGAAACCGACTCGAACACTGGGAAGCTAATCGTCAACCTTCTCCAGCTCACGATATGCAGCTCTGACGGCCCGCGCGCACTCCACTGCAACGTCCGTCAGACTGTATCGATCGCTACCGGGCAGAACCTTCGCCAGAACTTCGCGCAATGCCTCCATCTCAGCCAGGGAAGCTGCCTCGCGCGCAAGCGAGAAATCGAGGGGCTCTTCGTTCATTCTTCTCTCCTGAAAACGAATTCTGACAAGGCCGCCGAAAACGAAAAAACCCGGCGCCAGGGCCGGGTTTTCGGGGGAATCTGTTGATTGGGTGCAACTGTGCACAATGGCAAAACGATACCCAAATGCTCTTCAAATCGTCAAGCGACCTGTTTCAGGCGCTCTCGCTGGGCCCAGTAGGCCGCCACGCGGTCATGATAGCGCTGATGGATACTGGGGCATTCCAGGATGTCCTCGCCCCACTCCTCCCGGTATGCCTCCCCGTACCGCTTCATCCTCGCCGCCCACCGCGCCAGCTCCTGGTCCGACATCCCGCGCAGGCGTTCGGCCAGGCGCTGCTGGTGATGCTCCCGGCGCTCGGCGTAGGCCTCGGCCCGGTGCAACGCCACCACATCGCGGTCGACTTGGTGCCAGCGCCAGCCCAGCCCCTTCCGCAGGCCGCTCTGCTTCGCCACAACCTCGGCAACCGGCCTGAGCGCCTGCGCGTCCAGCTTGTCGATGTGGCGCGCCAGGCGCTCCCAGGTACTGGCGTAGTCCCGCGCCCAGTTGCCGGGGTCGATCCGGCAGCCCAGGCGCTCCTCGATGAACAGGCAGACCTCGCCCGGGCGCAGAGTGTCGCGGCCGTTGACGGCGCGCTTGTGCGAGTTGATCGCCGCCAGCGCCATCCAGTAAGCCCGCTCGCCCTGGCGCTGAGTCAGTTGGCCGAGGCCGGCGCCGATCCAGACCAGGCCGTGAGCGATCGCCACGTCGTCACCGGTGGCCAGCGGCGAGTACAGCGTGTGGCCGAAGTGCTGCAGCGGCTTCGGCAGCGAGCGGATGGCAGCCTGCACCAGGCCGGCGGCCAGCATGTGGGCGCTACGCCCGTTGGTGTCCTTGCGGTCGGGGTGCGTCTCGTTGGCCACCCGCCCCTTCTTGCCCAGCGCGGCCTTGTCGGCCGCCACCGCCAGCACTGAGCTCCGACTCTCGTAGAAGGCGTCGTGCCAAGCCTGGCGCGCGCTGATCAGTCTCATTTCGACTCTCCCCTGTAGTTTCCTGTAGTCACTGCTCGCCCTCGAGGAGAGGGACGACTTTCACTCGCACGCCCGGCGTTTCGCCGTTCGGCGATGCGAACTCACCATGCAGTTGCAGCGCTGCTCGGTCGTATGCGGCCGCCGCCTCTTCCCGAGTATCGAAGTTGCCGAGCCGGATTTCTTTGCGACCGACGGTGATGCGTGCGCGCCAGCGGCCCTCCGCCGTCTTCGAAACACCCTTGAAGCCGCTGGAGTTGTTCTTGGCCAGGCGGGTGTTCTTGGCGTTCTCACCCTGGGTTGCTTCGCGCAGGTTGCTCCTGCGGTTGTTCAGCTTGTCGCCATCGCGGTGGTCGACGCCGCTTCCCTTCGCATCGCCGAACATGATCCAGCGGTGCATGGTCACCGAGGACTTCATGCCCTCCGGCCTGCCGGCAACGTAGCCGCGAGGGTCGACAGTCCAAGCTGTCGCAGCCACCTTCGGCAGGTCGTCAAGATCGACCAAGGCGTAGCCGTAGAACGCCCCGTTGCGCCCATGCAACGGTATCTTGGCGTGGTCCTCGCAGACATCAATCTCGCGACGATCAAATACCGCCCCGAACAGCCTGACCTCTGCCTCAAGCCTGGCTTGCTTGGCTTCCTCGAACCCCCTGAACCAGCCGAGATACACCTGCTTGCCCTTGTGCCCGATACTGGCAACGAAGCCGCCATCTGCATGCTTGAACACGCCCCTGAATTTCATCTCTGCGCCCCTTCAGCCATCAGCGGAACAATCTTCACCTCGACCCGCGGTACTTCGGCGTACCGCTTCGCGAGCATCACGTTGACGACCTGGGTGTCGTCCTTCCAGGCCACCCCATTGAGCGCGTCACACACCGCCTTCAGGCAGTTGTCGGCATCGCATTTCACGGTAGGCATGACCTCGCCGACCAAGGCCATGGCCTGGCGCTTCTTCGACCAGGACCGCGGAATGGGGTGGAACATCCGCAGTTCGATGAGCACGGGGCCGGCGATCAGGGGGCGTCCTGCGAGCGCTTCCTGGGCTGCCATGGCCACCAGGCCTTCGTAGGCCACGGTCTTCGCCGGCGTGAACATCCTGGCGTGGGCGCCGACGCGGCCGATGCGCGGCCTCCCCTTCCCCACCGGCTCGCCGGGGACCGTGAACATCACCGGGCGGAGATCAGTCATGGGTCGATTCCTCAAGCGCAGCGCGCCCCAGCGCCCGAATCGAAAGACGAGCGCGTCCGAGTTCCTGCTTCGCGCAACGGCGGTCTCTGATCAACTGGTAGGCGCGGCGGCAGTGCTCGCATTCGAATTCGCCGCCGGGTGCAAGGGCGTCGTCTATGCCATCGTCACCGAGACCAACCGTTCCATATCCGCAGTCCGAAGGCTCCCGATGCTTGAAGGCATGCCATAGGTGGGTCTTGTGCTTGCCCGATGCCTCATCCCAGAGTTCATCGCGCTCGCTGTTCGGCGTGTCCCAGGACTGCGCTCGAATCGAGATCGGACAACTGTTGATCGCAGCGCCGATGTCTCGGGACAGTCCCTGCACGACTTGCTTGGCCTTCTCGTGACGAATGATCGCCAGCTTGTACTTGTCATGCATCACGGCGCATCTCCGGCGCTTTCCGGCGCATCTTTGCCAGCAGCAGTTCCCGCGCCTGGGCGCCACTGAGCCCATCCAGGCCCTGGGCTTGCATCCGCCGGCGGAGTTGCTGCTCGGCTTCATCCTCGGCCAGGTCCAGCAAGCTTTTCCCGGTGTCATGCTCGATCGCGTGGACGACAGGCTGGCTCAGCGGGATGTTGTTTGCCCACCGCCGGACCATCTCGGCGTAGTGGAACCCGAAGCGCTTGCGGAGGCGATCGTCGTTCACCTCACCGGTGCGCAGATCGAAAACGCCGGTGGCCTCGGCGGCAGCCTTGACCACCTGGTGGCGGTAGCGGCACGCCAGGGCCTGATGGAACGCGGTGTCGTGGTCCGGCAGGCCGAGCGACTCCGGCTGGACGCTCAAGCAGAGCTCCCGGAATGTCGGCGCCGCCGGCGGCCAATCGAACCGGCTGCCCATGAACGTCAGCATGTTGAGCCCGTGGGCCAGTTGCTGGCCGGTCAGCCCCTGGAGCACCGTAGCCCAGGCGCCGTCAGGGTTCGGGTTGTCGCCAAAACTCGACGTCCAGCGGTGCCCGTACATCTCGGTCATCTTCACCCAGAGCCGTTCCAGCAGCCTGTCGGGCAGCCTCGTTGGCTGCGACGATGGCTGCGACGCGGTCGACGGCTGAGCGAGGGCCCTGTCGATGTGGGAGGCCGCGCTTTGCGGCACGATGGCCGGCTTGGCCTTCGGCGTTTCCTGCTTGGTTTCCATGGCTGCTCCTGTTCTGGTCGAAGCGCTGGTTGCGGCGAATTTTCTGTGCCAGTTCGTGCTCCCACTGGCCTTGGGACTGGTATTTCTCGGGGCGGTTGATCCAGTAGCTGCGGAATTCGAGAAGCTCGTCGTCGCGTAGCTGGTAGGTCCCAATCCCGTTACGGACCAGCGTTGCCGGCCACCCCTTCGCACTCGGCACCCAGCCCTCATGCATCGGGAATCGGTCAGCGCGAGATACCGGCTCTGCCTCGCGCGCGTTACGTGACGGAGGAGGTATCGGAGGAAGAACGGAAGTGGGCCCCACCTCTGGCCCCACCTCGTAGGCCCAATGCTCTGGAGGGCGCGAATTTCCTAGCTCTAAGCCTTCAAAACGCGGCCCCACCTCTGGCCCCACCTCATCGCTGTTTTCCGATGGCCCCACCTCTGGCCCCACCTCGCCAATATCGTTGGCTGGAAGCTGCGTGGTTGCTGTGTTTCCGGTAAAAAACGATGGCCCCACCCCTGGCCCTACCTCTCCAGCAGAATCAAATGGCCCCACCTCTTCTGAAAACACGACCCCGCCTCTGGCCCCACCTGTTGCCATTTCAAAGCCGTAGGCCCTGCCATTCGTGGTTTCCGCGCATTCCTCCGTGGCCCTGCCTCTGGCCCCACCTTGGTCAAACCTATGGCCCCACCTCTCCGAGGCGGATTGATCCCGTGAAGCCTTCGGCAGGTGGAAAACGAAAGGACCGATGCTGGGCATAGGCTCGACCATGCCGCGGCGCACCAGCGCATCGATGGTGTAGCGGGCCTCCTTGCGGGTCGCCTTGTGCGCAGGACGCCCAGGTGATGCCGGGATGCTCAAAACCTCGATCAGCATCTGCTCGCTCAGGCGGCGGGTTTCGCCGGCGATGCCGGTCCTGTAGTCCATGAACATCCGGATCGCGCAGTACACCTTCAGCAGTTGATGCGGCTCGTCGAAGAGCGCATCCCACTCCTCGTCGTTGATCTGGAAGGACGGCATTCAGTCCCAACCCAGCGGTCCCGGCCGCTTCTTCTCGGCCTGAAGGCCCAACTCAGCCAGCGTCTTGAGCGCCTGAATGTACTCGAATGGATGACACTGAGCCGACATTGGGACGACCTGAAGCTCCAGAAGCGCAAGCACCTTGCACCACCGCTCTATCTCGCCCTCTTTCCAGCGGCTGACAGTAGATTCGCTCACGCCGATTGCATCAGCGACGGTCTTCTGCCCAACCGACAAAAGCCGGTTCAGGACTAGGGACTCGAACTCCCGTGCCCTTGCGTCGCGCTCGGGGTTTAATTGGCTGGCTGTCATGGTTACGACGCCATCCGCTTAGGCTCGTCTTCTTCGCGAGCCTGAAGCGCGCCAGAGGATGCCTTCTCCAGGACGCACTGATGCTGATAGGAAAACCCACCTTCCGATTTGCACTGAGAAATGCGCCCAGGGCTTACGCCTAGGGCCTTCGCAATCGCTCGCCCTGTTCCGAAGTGGGTGAGCGCCTGTTCGTAATTCATACGGCTGCCTCCATGGTTTTGCTGGAGTTTAGAAAAATAAACAGTCGCATGCAAGTTATCTAAACCAACAAGGATTTAGAATCCTAAACATGGACTTTTCAGACAGACTCAACCAGCGCATGGATGCCTTAGGCATCAGCGCCGCAGACATCTCCAGAGAGATCAAGGTCTCCAAGGGGACTCTCTCCCACTGGACCAATGGCACCAACAAGGCCAGAGGAAAGAACCTGATCGCCTTGGCCAAGGTGCTTCGATGCAGCGCCTCCTGGCTGGAAACCGGGAAGGGAGAAAAGGAGCTTCCCGCACATGAAGGGGCTCCTTCAGAGGCCGACTACGCTCTTATTCCCCAGCTCACCGCTAAGGGTTCGTCGGGAAATGGCTACCTAAACGATCATGTTGAGGTCAAGGGTGGATTGGCATTTAAGCGCGACTGGCTTCGACGCATGGGGCTGAAGGCTGAAAATCTTCGCGTAGCCTACAACCAGGGAGACAGCAACTGGCCTACCCTCTCCGACGGAGAGGTCGTCCTGATAGATGTTTCCTGCAAGGAGCCCGCGAACGGGAAGATGTTCGCCCTGCATGATGCCGACCAAGAAGTGATCTTCAAGCGCCTTATCCGAGAGATATCAGGAGGATGGCTGATCCGATCAGATAATCAGGACAAAAATCGATACCCAGACCAGCCTGTCACTGATGACGGAATGCGCGGCGTAGACATTATCGGTCGTATCGTTTGGCGTGGCGGCGCGATGTAGTCAGGTGCTGACCGGCACTCGGGCTTTTTGATAATCAAGGAGGTTTCATGCGTTTAATCGCCATAGCAGCAATAATGATCATGCTGTCAGGTTGTGCCGTATCTCAACAAAAGCCGGTCCCGAGAATTCCATTCCCTGCTGCTGAATTTGCCGCTCTTCCGACAAAAGGGACTGGCACATTGACTGGCCAGGTCTTTATGAAGACCGTTGGTGGAGATGTGAAATTCGGTGCAGGGAGCACAGTTTACCTAGTCCCCGTTACGTCCTACTCGAAACAGTGGTACGAAGTGAACTACATAGGAGGACAAGCGCTTGAGGCGCCAGATCCTCGATCAGGACAGGGGTCCATCACTACGGTGGCGGACGGGAACGGAAACTTCACATTCACGGACATCCCGCCAGGCGACTACTTCCTCAGCTCAACCGTCACTTGGCAAGCGCCATCGAAATACGGACTCCTGCCTCAAGGAGGCGTAGTGGCCAAGGTCGTGAGCATCGCTGATGGCATGAAGCTTCGCGAGATGCTCACACGGTAACACCCTTAACCAGAGGGACATAGCCCGCCTAGCGCGGGCTTTTTTGTGCCCGCTCAATCCAAAAGTTTAGATTTCTAAAAAAATCCCTTGACCTTAATCGTTTAGTTTTCTAAATTTCACTTCAACGCCAGCAACACACCGCCGGCCAGGCCACCGAGCCGACCGCTCTTTCACAACCCGCGCCATGAACGACTACCCGGCAACGCCGGTTAGGTCAGCCCGAGCTGTCTCCTGGCGGGCGAAAGAAATCCAGGGGAAATAACCAAGCCTGCCTCTACGGCGACCGGCGATCCGACAGGCCCGAAAGCCTGCCAACGCGCAGACCACTGCGACGGCGGACGAAGCGAAATGCTGAACCGAGCGAATGACCCGCATGCAGGTGCGGAGAAACACCGATTTCACTGGCTGGCCCTCCACCGAGGGCCAGACGGGAAGTCAACACGCCCTGGAGGGCAAGACGATGCGAAATATCACTGGAAAGGAAGCTGGGAATCTTGAGCCCGGCGACGTTATCCGCAGCAACGACGACGACCTGGCCAGAGAGGTAGCCGAAACATTTCGGACGGCAGATCAGGTTCACGTCACGTACACGGATGGTTTCGGCGAGAGCTTCTATCCGTCGGACGCGGTTTACCTCGACACCCTTTAGTAGCACTAGCCCCGGTTCGCCGGGGCATCACCGAGGGCAAGACGATGGCAACTGAACAGATTCTGGACATTGACCGCAACCCGCTGGAAGTCGGCGCCATGTACTGCTGCGTCAACCTGATGCTGGCCGCTGACGGCCGGGAAATCTGCCGCGACTACGGCGCGCTTGTTCGCTACGTCGGCGTCACTTCTGGCGAGTACAAGCGCCACGTCTTCGCCGATGCGGACACCTGGGAAGAAACCCGCGTGTACGCCGACCAACTGCTGAAGCAGCAGGCGCCGGCAATCGATCCAGCAACCCAAGGCTGGGCCGACCTATAACCCGCCGGCCTGAGCCCGCGCGCCCAGCATCCTGAACGGAGGCACACATGCTGATCCTCACCCGCCGAGTCGGCGAAACCCTGCACATTGGCGACAACATCACCGTCACGGTCCTCGGCAGCCAAGGCGACCAGGTGCGCCTCGGCATCACCGCCCCGGACGACGTCGCCATTCACCGCTCCGAGATCTACCAGCAGATTGGCAACGTCCGTCCGGTGCCACCGGCGGAGCTGGTCGAGGCCTGGAACCGCGACCACCCGGCGCCCGCGCTGATCGAGTACCGCCCGTACCGCGGGGCCGAACCGCAGCGCACCCGCACCGTCGGCCGGGCCAGCGTGTCGCTTGGCGGGGCGGCGGTTATCTGGATCGAAGGCCAATCGGCGCCGGTCGCGTTGCGGGCCTGCACCGCCCTCTGAAAGAACACCACCCGAGAGGTGATGACCGGTGTGCCGTGCTGGCCCAGCACACCGAGAGCCGAGGACCAGCTAAACCGGGGTGCTTCGCAGGGTTGAAGAACCGGGGATATTGGTTGTAGCGAGAGAAACCCTGCCCGCTCCCTTGGTGCTCCAGCACCAGGGCGCAGCGGAGAGCGGCCTGCTCGGCAGGCCACCGGGAGGTTGAACTATCCGGCGCTTCAGGTACCCCCCTGGAGAGTGCGCGAAGACGAACCGCCAGGCCGCTCCCCGCTGCGCATGCAGCGTTCCCCCTCTTCGCCCGGCTCCGGCCGGGCTTTTTTCAACCTCCATTCGAGAGCACCCACCACGGCGCCCCACCGGGCACGACTGCCGTGTGCCTGGGTGCTGCCGAATGCAGGTGAACCACGGAGCACACGCAATGATCGACCCACGAGCGAACAGCCCGGAGAAACTGGTGCCGCCGGCACCGCTGCCGCACGCAAGCCGCGGCGCGCTGAAGCGCATCAAGCATCCTCAGCCAATCCCCATCGGCTGCCCGCACTGCGGCGGCCTGGTCCGTCTGGTCAGCAACCGGGTGATCTACGGCCGAGAGTACGGCGACTGGCCGTATGCCTACGCCTGCACTGGCACGGGCTGCGGCGCTTATGTGGGCCTGCATCCCGACACCGACATCCCGCTGGGAACGCTGGCCGACAAGCCGCTGCGCGACGCTCGCAACCGCTGCAAACGGCCATTCGAACGCATCTGGCGCGACAAGCTGATGACGCGCAGTCAGGCCTACGCCTGGCTCGCCACTGAACTCCAGATCACGCCGCCCGAATGCCACTTCGGACTCTTCGACGTTGACCGGTGCGAGCGGGCCAAACGCATCTGCGACCAGTACCTGGAAGCGATCTACACCAGTTCAGCGAGGTGGGGATGATGTGGACATACCGCGAGCGCCGCAACCGCGCGGCTTTCAGCAACGCCCAGCACGCCTGGGACTTCGCCAGAGACCCGCTCTGGGACCAGCCGGACCCGGAGCCCGACGACGAAGAGCAGGAGGACGACGATGGCCTGGGCGAATGAGCGCGCCGAGGGCGTGATCGAGGAAGCGATCGTCGCAATGCGTCGGTCGGTGATCCCGCGCCACGACCAGTTGGTATGGCGCGGCCAGATCGAGATGGCCTACACGCTGGACGCCATCGGCACCCGGCAATACGACGACATGCGCCGCCGGCTCGACGCCGCAGCGGATGCGAGACAGCAGGAACTGAGGAGCATCGACCTATGACCACCCGCCCCGTTCGCTCGATCATCGACGACCAGCTCGACGACCTGGTGATGCCGGCCGGCGCCGATATCGCCACCGTTCTCGGCCTGCCGCGCGAGACCCTGGTGGTGAACCTGCCGCATCGCATGGCGCTGACCATCAAGCGCGGCCGGAAGTGCCTGGGGGTGCGCCGTGAACGCGAAGCGTAAAGCCACCCTCCTCGGCGCCCTGGCCATGACCGCCTTCTACATCCTCCTGATCATCGGCCTCGCCACCGCCGGCCACATCACCGGCGAGCAACCCACGACGGCATTCGCCGCGAAGTGAGAACCCCATGACTTCTATTCCTGCTGGCCTGTGCCAGTGCGGGTGCGGCGCTGCTACGCGCGTCGCGCCTGTGAACGATCGGTCGAAAGGCTGGGTGAAAGGCCAGCCGGTCGCCTACGTGAAAGGTCATCACCTTCGCGGCAACAAGTCCGGAGCGCTATCTCCCCGCTGGGCCGGTGGCCGCCACCTGAGCAGCCACGGCTATGTCGTCCTCTGGACACCTGCAGGCCGCAAGTACGAGCACGTGCTGATCGCGGAGCAGACGCTTGGCCGGGAGCTGAAGCACCTGCGACGCGGCCATCCACAGAACGAAGTGGTGCACCACATCAACGGGATCAAGACGGACAACCGCCGGGAGAACCTGCTGATCTGCACCCACGAGTACCACGTCGCTCTCCACCACAGGCTGCAGGCGTCGCCGGATTGGCCTGAGTTTCCATCGGTGGTGCGGCCTGGCTTCGGAGGTGCGAACACATGACCATCTACACCGTGCGCGCCTCGTCCTGGGGCGCCCTTTTCGACTGCGGGTTTCGCTGGGAGGGTGTACACCTCCTGAAGATGCGCAGCCCTTCATCCCCCCGGGCGCTGCTCGGTACCGCGATCCACGCCAGCACCGCCGCGTTCGACGCGGCACGGGTCAACGGCGAGCCGATCAGCGCCTACGACGCCTCGGAACTGCTGGTGCACACGCTGCAGCAGCCGGAGTTCGAGGTCGACTGGCGCGGCTCCGACATCAGCCCGCGCGAAGCCGAGTCCACCGGACTGACGCTGCACACGAAGTACTGCAACGACATCAGCCCGCACTACGACTTCGTCGCCGTCGAGTTGACGACCAAGCCGATGGAGATCGACTGCGGCGGCGGGATTATCGTCCGTCTGACCGGCCAACTCGACCGCGCCCGCATCAAGCGCGATAGCCACGGCGTCGGCATCGCCGACGTGAAGACCGGCGGCGCCGCGGTGAGCCAAGGCGTGGCCAAGACCAGGGGGCACAAGGCCCAGATCGGCACCTACGAACTGCTCTACGAGCACACCACCGGCGATGCGATCACCGCGCCGGCCGAGATCATCGGCCTGAAGACCAAGGGCAAGCCCGAGGCGGCGGTCGGCGAGATCGTCGGCGCGCGCCAGGTGATGGCCGGCACCGACGAGCATCCCGGCCTGATCAAGTTCGCCGCCGACATGTTCCGCTCCGGCCTCTTCCCCCCGAACCCGCAAAGCCCACTTTGCAGCCCGAAATACTGCCCGCGCTGGAAATCGTGCCCCTATAGGGATGGCTAAGCCATGAAGAAGCTGACGGAAGAACACAAGCGGAGAATCGGCGAGGCGAATCGCTCGGGCGCCAACTCCCGGCGAGACCTACAACTTGAAGCGAAGGTATTCGAGTTGTACGCATCCGGGAAAAGCATGAGCGAGGTCAGCCACGAAACCAGCGTACCAGTGGCAACCATCCACCGATGGCTGCGCCGCGAGGGGGTTGAGACTCGAAATCCAGGTGATTGGCACCGAGGGCGCGCATGGAGTGAGGCCAGGCGGCAGCACCACCCTGCCAAGCAAGAACCTGCAGAGGGCGCTCCGACCGGCTACGACATCCTTACCCAGCGCGCCATAGGCAACCGAACCATCCGGAAATCCGGATATGTAGTTGTGCATGTGGGGCGCAAGCAGCGGCGCTATGAACATGTGCTGATCGCTGAGAAGGCATTGGGGCGCCGTCTTCGTGAGGGAGAGGTCGTCCACCACATCAACTGCGTCCGCTCCGACAACAGGCCAGAAAACCTCCTGATCTGTACCCGCAAATACCACCAGCAACTTCACGCGCGTATGCGCCGACACCCCTACTGGTCCGACGTCGAGCGTCGCGCCAAAGCCAACCGACACGAATGAGGATCGCCATGAAATCCGAAGACCTGTACGTCCGCCTCACCGACCCGACCGGCAAGCGCCGCGAGGTCATCAACCACCACCGCGTCTGGGATCGCGGCCAGTTCCTCGAGGCCCAGCGCAAGCAGCACAACAAGCCGGACAAGCCCGACGAGCACCGCGTCGTGAGCGTTGCGACCGAGGCCGAGTACCGGAAATTCATGGGTTACAAGGAGACAGCAGCATGAGCGAACCCACCCAACTGGAGCAGTTGAAGACCAGCGCCGTCGCGAGGTCAACCAACGATGCGCCGATGTCCCTCCTCACCGGCGCCGGCTTCGACCAGATCCAACGCGTCGCAAAGGCGCTCAGCGCGTCTACCCTGGTGCCGGTGCAGTACCGCGCCTTCGCCGAAGTGAAAGAGTACGGCAAGGTCACCGGCTACACCCCGAACGGCGCCGGGCTGCCGAACTGCATCGTCGCTCTGAACATGGCGCAGCGTATGGGCGCCGATCCGCTGATGGTGATGCAGAACCTGTACGTGATCGAGGGCCGGCCGAGCTGGTCCAGCCAGTTCATCATCGCCTCGATCAACAGTTGCGGCCGTTTCAACCCGCTCCGCTACGACCTCAGCCAGCCGGGCAAAGAGCAGGAGGTTTCCTATAAGGCGACTACCTGGAAGAACAAGCAGAAGGTCGAGGAGACGAAGACCATCAAGGTTCGGCATCAGACCTGCACGGCCTGGACCACCGAGAGGGGCGTTCAAATCCCGACCTTCAGCCCCGAGGAGCTTCGCAAAAAGTCGATGCTCCAGTTGTGCCGCGAGTACGGAGTGCCCGTGATCGAAAGCCCCGAAGTGTCGATTCAAATGGCGCTCGACGAGGGCTGGCTCACCAAGAACGGCAGCAAGTGGCAGACCATGCCCGAGGTGATGTTGCGCTACCGCGCTGCCAGCCTACTGGGCCGCCTGTATGCGCCTGAGCTGCTGATGGGCCTGCAGACCGTCGAAGAGGTCAACGACTTCATCGAACCGCGGGACACCGATATCCAGGGTGAAACCGTGACGGTGCATGTCGATGATCTCCGAGACAAAGAACCGGCGCCGCCGGCTGTCGCCGCCGAAGACGATGGAGACGAGCCCTCTCCGCCGGACGGCGTGAACACCGAGACGGGCGAAATCACCGAACCCGCCCCGGGCCAGCAGCCGGACACCGGCACCGACGAGCTCAATCTCGAGTAACCGGCCATGCCCAGCCTCACTATCCTTGAGCGGTACGGCCAAGTCGGGGAGTTCGCCGCGCTACTCGGCGCGGCTGAGCTCAACGCCGTTACGGACTGGGACGAGCAGTTCCTGGCCGACCTCCGCAGCAACTTCCAGCGCTACGGCGCACACACCTACCTCAGCGACGCCCAACTCGAGCAGTTGGAGCGGATCGCCAACGAATAGGAGCTCCACCGGATGAAAGCCGAACACCGCGAGATCATCGACCGCGCCAAACTACACGGCTACTACCCAAGCACCATCGCGCACGAGTTGCTGGAGCGCGACCTGGTCAACACGGTGGTCACCGAACTGCGCAGTGTCCGTGTGCCCTTCCACCTGCTGAAGGAAGACGAGCAGCAGGAAGTGATCGATCGCATAGCGGAAAGCGTAAGCGAAGTGACCAGGGTGGCCATCAGCATCATTGCTTCCCGCGGCGCAGTCTCCGTTCCAGTCGATATGAAAGCGATCAAGGTCGAAGCCAAGACCATGACGATCACGGCGAAGGTAGACGGCGCAGAGCCGAACAAGCACGAATTGACCGACGCCGCCGGCAAGTTGTGCTTGCTGGTCATGGCACCGAGCGATTACGACGAGGGGCTGGACGACGTCCGGCCCGACCGCGACCAGCACGAAATGCCGCTGCACGCTGGCAACGTCGCAGAGGGGCTGCTGGGCGATGGCAGTGAAGATCAGTTGTACCTCGAGGCTGTCGCACATGTCCGCGACACCCGCCAGGCAACCATCAGTTCCATCCAGAGGCACCTGAAGATCGGCTACAACCGTGCCGCGCGCATCGTTGAAGCGATGGAGGTGGCCAGGGTCGTATCGGCACCGAACTCCAACGGCGAGCGCGAGGTGATCCTGCAATCGCCGCCGGAACCGGAAAAAGACCCGCTGAGCAGCGCCGCCGAGCCCGGCGCCACAACCTACGGCGGCCACACCATCGACGACATCACCGTCCTGGTGCTGCGCAAAGACGAGATCACCCCGGGCTGGCTGCAGTCGCGCTTCGCGCTGAGCACCGACGAGTCCTTGGCTGTCGCCCTGAAGCTGCTCGACGACGGTGTGATCACGCTCGCCACCGAAGGCGAATCGCCCGACCTCAACACCTACCGCGTCGCCGTTGCCACCAAGGCCCCGGCCGAAGAGCCCATCACCGTGGAGTGAGCCATGCGCATCACGAAACTCGAAATCACCAACTTTCAGGGGCTGCGTCATGCGGCCCTTGATGTTTCTGCGCCGGTGCTCCTGGTGGCCGGCCACAACGGCGCCGGCAAGAGTTCGCTGCTCGACGCCATCAGCCACGCCTTCACCGGCAAGCCCGGCCGCGTTGCGCAGAAGCAGCATATCGGCCAACTGATCACCGAGGGCGCAAAGAAGGGCGAGGCCCGCATCGAGTGGCTGGACGATGCCGGCGAGGTGCAGGCCTGCGGGGTCGCGCTGCCCAGCGGCAAAGGCTCCCCGCTCGCCGACTCGCCGTTCCTGCCGTTCGTGCTCGACGCCAGCCGCTTCGCCGCTCTGGACGCCAAAGATCGCCGCCGGGTGCTGTTCGACCTGACCGGCGCCAGCGCCAGCCCGGCCGAGGTCGGCAAGCGCCTGAAGGCCAAGGGCATCGACCTGGCGCTGTTCGAGAAGGTGAAGCCCCTGCTCCGTTCCGGGTTCTCCGCCATGGTCGGCCAGGCAAAGGACTACGCCAGCGAAGCGCGCGGCGCCTGGAAAGCGGTCACCGGCGAGAACTACGGCAGCGAGAAGGCGAACGGGTGGGAGCCGGAGGCGCCGCCGGTCATCGTCAGCGAGGAGGAACTGGAATCGGCGCGCGCGGAACTGCGAGCCACCGCCCAGGACCTGGACGAGGCCCAGCAGACCCTGGGCTCCAGCAAGCGCGCCCACGCCGACGCCCAGGCGCGGGCCAGCCGCATCACCGCTCTGCGCGAAACCGCAGCGCTGGCCGACCGCCGGCGCAACAAGCTGGCAACCGACGAGGCCAATCAGGACGAATGGTCGGAAAAGGTGATGGCAGCCGAGGCCGCCGCCAGCGGCGAGCCCGCCCACCAGCCGCTGACCTGCCCTCATTGCCAGGGCGCCGTGGACCTGCAGGCCGGCCAGTTGGTCGCGCACCAGCCCCCGGCGAAGGTTGCCGATCCCGAGGCGGCGAAACGCCTGGAGGAGTACCGCGGGTATCTTGCCAGCGCTCAGCGGGCCGTCGCCAACAGCCAGCGGGACCTGAAGGAGAGCGAGGACGCCACCGCGCAGGCCGCCGCGCTGGAAGCCGAAACCGCCCAGGCGCCCAGCGCCGAGGCGATCGCCAACGGCGAACAGGCGATCAACGAACTTCGCCAGGCGCGTGACCGGCAGCAGGCCAAGGTGCAGTCGCTGCAGGAAGCGTTCAACGCCGCCGCGCTGCGCCACGACGTCATCAAGCAGGCCGCCGGATTCCACGCCGAGGTCTGCGCCTGGAGCGCCCTGGCCGATGCCCTATCGCCCGCGGGCATCCCGGCTGAGATCCTGGCCGACGCGATCGGACCGGTGAACGAGCTGCTGCAGCGCCTATCCGGCACAGCCGGCTGGTCGCCGGTACAGATCAGCGCCGACATCGATGTCACGTTCGGCGGTCGACTGTACGGCCTGCTGTCCGAGTCCGAACGCTGGCGGTGCGACGCGACGCTGGCCCTGGCCATCGCGACGATCTCCGGCCTTCGCCTGGCGCTGCTGGATCGCCTCGATGTGTTGGACCTGCCGAGTCGTAGCCAGGCCCTGACACTGCTGCGTGCCGTGACGATGGACAAGGAAATCGATTCGGTGATCGTCGCCGGCACGCTCAAGGAGGCGATGGCGAAGACGCCGACCTGGCTACAAGCGGTCTGGATCGACGCCGGGCAACTCGTCGACCAGCAGCAGCAGGCTGCTGCCTGACCCTCGATACAGCGCCCCACCCGGGGCGCTTTCTCTTCCAGCAAGCACGCACCGGACGCCGCCCTGTGGGCGATTCAACCATGCCTCGTGGGCCGCCCTGTCAGGCAGGGCGGCGTCCGGTGCCTGTTCACGGAGTACTGACGTACTTCTAGCGGGTCGCGTACAGCCTAACGACTCTGGGTGTTGAGAACCTCATAGTTACGATCTGCATGCGCCTTGGTTACCCAAGTGTTCTTTGTCGACCTGGCTTGAGCCTTGGATCCGCTCAAAGTTTGGACCACTCGTCCTACGGCCTTCGATGCAACAAGTGCAGCGCTTTCAACCTTTGTCGGAGAACCCCGATAGCCTGCGGCAGACCGAAAATGATTGAGGATGATGTCTTGCTGATAAGCAGGTGTTTGCTCTCCACCGATTGTTGATGCACCCACCGTCTCATACCGGTAATAGACCTTGGTGTCATCGAACACGATCTCGACGATTCTGAAGTCAGGCATCTCTCCTCCTTGATCCGGCCCCATGCCGGGCCTTCCAACTCTAGCCCCAACGACATCACTGCGCCATCACGCATAGCGCCGTGCATCGTCACGTTCGCGAAAAGGAACCCGCCGTATGAGCAGTCAGGTCGACATCATCAAGCCCGAATCGCGCATCGTGGTCCAGTTCAGTTGCGGCGCGGCCTCCGCGGTCGCCGGCAAGCTGGCCCTGGCGCAGTACGGCGATACCCACGACGTCCAGTTCCTCAATGCCTATCTGGCCAACGAGCATCAGGACAACCGGCGCTTCCTTGCCGACTGCGAGGTCTGGACTGGCCGGAAAATCACGGTGCTACGCGACGAAAAGTACGGCGCCGACGTGCTCAACGTCTTCCGCCGCGAGCGCTACATGAAGGGCCGCACTGGCGCGCCCTGCACCAAGCTGCTGAAGCGTCGCCTGCTGGACACCTGGAAGCGCCCCGGCGACGTGATGGTGCTCGGCTTCACTGCGGAAGAAGAGCACCGCCTGGACGACTTCCGGGAGCGGAACCCCGACCGCCCGGTGATCGCGCCGCTGATTGAGCGCGGCCTGGGCAAGGAGGACTGCAAAGCCATCATCGCTCGCGCCGGTATCGAACTGCCGGCCATGTACCGCCTGGGCTACGAGAACGCGAACTGCATCGGCTGCGTGAAAGGCGGAGAAGGCTACTTCCGGGCGATCCGGGAGGACTTCCCCGAGCAGTTCGAAGCCCTGTGCAAGGTGCAGGACGAGCTTGGCCCGGGTTCGTACCTCTTCCGCAACCGTCAGACCGGGGAACGCTATTCGCTCCGCGACCTTCCTCCCGGGCCGATCCGCCGCAACGAAGCCATCCCGGCCTGCAGCTTCTTCTGCGAGCTCGCCGAGGCCGACATCATCCATAAGGAACCCGCCGCATGATCAAGCGCACCCTCTACCACTTCCACTTCTGCTGCGGCCTGGGCGGCGGCGCCGCAGGCTTCAACCGGGCGCGTCCGCGGGTCGGCAACGTCGAGGCCCATTGGGAATGCCTTGGTGGCATCGACGTGGACCCGGCCGGCCTCCGCGACTTCGAGCGCCTGGCCGGCGTCCCGGGCACCCTGCTGGACCTCTTCACACGCGACCAGTACGTGCGGTTCCACGGCAAGGAGCCGCCGGCAGGCTGGCGTGAGGCCACCCCCGAGGATGTGCGCCGCGCCGCCCAGGGCAAGCGCCCGGACGCGGTGTTCATCTCCAGCCCCTGCAAGGGGGCCTCCGGCCTGCTGTCCGAGAAGTTGAGCCTCACCCCGAAATACAAGGCACTCAACGAGTTGACGCTGCGCTGCATCTGGCTGATGGGCGAGGCATGGGCTGATGACCCGGTGCCGCTGATCGTCTTCGAGAACGTCCCGCGCCTGGCCAGCCGCGGCCGACACCTGCTGGACCAGATCAACAGCCTGCTCGGCAGCTTCGGCTACGCCGTGGCGGAAACCACTCACGACTGCGGCGAACTCGGCGGCCTGGCGCAGTCCCGGAAGCGCTTCCTGCTTGTCGCACGGCACGTCGAAAAAGTGCCCCCCTTCCTGTACGAGCCAGAGAAGAAGAGCCTGCGCGCCGTCGGCGACATCCTCGGCCGCATGCCGCTGCCGGGCGACATCGATGCCGCGGGGCCAATGCACCGCATCCCATCGCTGCACTGGAAGACCTGGGTGCGCCTGGCCTTGGTAGAGGCCGGCAGCGACTGGCGGAGCCTGAACAAGCTGGCGATCGAGGACGGCCACCTGCGCGATCTGATCATCGTCCCGAAATACCGGGCTGGCTACATGGGCGTGCACGGTTGGAACGACAGCACGGGCACCATCGCCGGTCGCAGCAGCCCCACTAACGGCGCATTCTCTGTCGCGGACCCGCGCGCGCCGGCAAACGCCCTGCAGTACCAGCAGTACGGCGTGCGCCGCTGGACCGACACCTCGGGCGCCATCATCGGCGTCAAGTCGCCCGGCCAAGGCACGTACTCCGTCGCCGATCCCCGCGGCCAGAGTTTCGGCAAGTACCCGGGCACCGACTGGGACGGCCCAGCCGGCACCGTGATCGCGGCCAGTGCTACCGGCCAGGGTGCATTTGCTGTCGCGGACCCGCGCCACCGTGGCCCTGCCAAACACTCTAACGAGTTCCGCATCGTGCCTTGGGACCGCCACGCACAAGCGGTCACCAGTGCCCATGGCACAGGCCAGTGCGTCGAAGACCCGCGCGTGCTCAGCCGGACGAAGGGAGACCCGTATCTCACTGGCGGCCACTACGGCGTAGTTGGGTTCGACCAATCCGCCGGCGCGGTGTCGGCCAGTGCGAGGCACGACAACGGTCGATGGAGCGTGGCCGATCCGCGCATGCCGGAGGCGAACGACCGGCTCACCTGCATCATCCAGTCGCTGGACGGCACCTGGCACCGGCCGTTTACCACCCTGGAACTCGCCGCGCTGCAGAGCTTGGTCGACCCCGAAGAGCAGTTGGTCCTCGACGGCCTGAGCGACAGCGACTGGCGCGAGCGGATCGGCAATGCCGTGCCGCCGGCCGCGGCCGAGGCCATCGCCGGCGTGATGGGCACCACCCTGCTGCTGGCCGAGCAGGGCGAGACGTTCATGCTCAGCAATACGCCGATCTGGGTGCGCCCGGTTGCGGTGGCGCTGAGCGTCGCGCAACAGGAGGTAAACCCGTGAACACCGAACAGTTCATTCGCAACGCGGCCGCGCGCGGGCTATCCCGCCGCGCAACGATGCACGCGCTCGGCATGGGCCCCTGGAAGTTCCGGGAGCTGCTGACCCTGATGCCGGAGATCACCTGGCCGGCACGCGGATGCTCAGCCGACCACCAGCGCGCGAACGAGCAGAAGCGAGGGCGCTGCACACCGGCGCAGGCCGCAGCGCTGGAGCGCGCGCACGAACGCTGGAGCGAGAGCCGACGCTTCACCGTCGACGGCGTGACCGGGACCATCGCCGAGCTGGTGGAGCACTTCCAGAGCCCGGTCCACGCAACGACCGCCCGCCGCCGCGTCGCCGCCGGCATGAGCCTGCGCGACGCACTCATCACCCCGCGCCAGCAGCCCAAACCCGGGCGCAGGCATCCCTGGAACCGTTCGCAGAAGCAGGTGCAGCCATGAAAGAACGTCCGATCCTGTTCACTGGACCGATGGTCCGCGCCATCCTGGAAGGTAGGAAGACGGTCACGCGGCGAGTGATGAAGCCGCAGCCCGACTTCCTCGGCTCAATGGTCGATCCCAATACGCCATTCAAGACGCTTGATGCCGGCCTGCACGCACGCATCACCTGCCCCTACGGCGAGCCCGGAGATCGGCTGTGGGTGCGGGAGGCCTGGGCAGCAGATGCCCAGGTAGACGCAATCGCGCCGAGCGACCTCGGCCAAGGTGAACCGATCTGGTACCCGGCAGACCTCAGCGTCCGGCAGACAGGATGCTCCATGATCTCTAAGGGCCGCGTTCGCCCCTCTATCCATATGCCGCGTTGGGCCTCCCGCATCCTGCTGGAGATCACCGCCGTGCGCGTCGAGCGGCTGCAGGACATCAGCGAAGAGCAGGCGTTGGCAGAGGGAGTGCGCGGCGAGCCATGCGACCACGCTCGGCAAGCCTGCGCCGATATCGGCTGCTGGGGCGACACAGCCAAGGGGGCGTTCGGCTTCCTCTGGGAATCGCTCAACGGCGAGGGAAGCTGGGCCGCAAACCCATGGGTCTGGGTGGTCGAGTTCAAGCGGGTGACGCCATGAGCGCCATCATCAGCGAATGCGGCCAGTACCGTTACCTTCTGACTCGCCCTGGCGACTGCCTGGCCGACAAGGGCACAGCGGTTTTCCTAATGCTCAATCCGAGCACCGCTGATGCCGCGCTCGACGATCCAACGATCCGGCGCCGAGGGTAACGCCATGACCAGATCAAATGCGCCGCTGGTGCAGAGCGAGGCCGAACTCTGCGCGGCGTTCATCGACGAGTTCAACCGAGTCCCCGGCTGGACCTGCTACCCGGAGACTGCCGGGTTCGACATCCTGGTGGTCCATGAGGATGGCCGGCAGATCGGCGTAGAGGCCAAATTGCAGTTGAACGCCAAGGTAGCCGACCAGATCCTGCCGCAGTACTGGCAAGACCGGTACGGTGCGCCAGGGCCAGATCACCGCCTGGTCATTGTCGGGCGGATCACCGAGGCCAGCGCCGGCATCAAGCGCCTGCTTGAAATGTGCGGCGTCGCGGTTCTTGCGCCGCACCGTGGCTACGTGCGACGCAACGGCAGTTACGTCGAAGGGCCCGACTTCGGCCTATCCCATTGGGTCAAGCACTTCAACGAGCCCAACCTCTTCGACTGGAACCCCGCGGAGCGCTGCCATGTCCCGATCGTGGTCCCTGACGTGCCCGCCGGCGTTCCGGCGCCGCTGCGACTCACCCAATGGAAGGAAGGCGCGCTGAAGGTGATCGCCACGCTTCGCCGCCAGGGCTTCATCACCACGAAGCAGATCGCCGAATGCGGCGTCAGCGCGACGAACTGGACATGATCCTGGCTCGACAAGGGCGCCGAGCGCGGCACTTGGGTTGAGTCTGCCCGCATGCCAGCGTTCGACCAGCAGCACCCCGAGGCCTTCACCAAGATCCAGCAGGCGCTGGACAAGAGCGCCCAGCCCACCCTCTTCACCTGAGCACCGCAATGAACCGCCCCACCTACTGCCGCACAACAGGCCAGCGCATCGGGCAATGCAACTGCATCCGGTGCCGGCCTCCCGAGGAAACGCCATGCACACCCTCAACCTGACCGCCATGTTCCTGGACGGCGAGGATGGCCAGCGCCTGGCCGAGGTCAACGGCCTCCCACGCCTCGGCGCCCTGCTCTCCTCATCTCAACTGCGCCAGCTCGCGCGACAACTGAACGAGATCGCAAACGACGCAGACCAGGGCGCCAGCGGTGAGCACTGCTACACGGCACCACCTTACGGAGCCTGCCCGCAATGTCACTCGACGAAAACGCCGCATACCGCCGCATAAACGCCCTCTGCTCTCCCGCGCCAGCCCGATATATCCACCTCCCAACAGGCATTCACTGGGTCGTCATCGACAGCCTGGGCAATGTCCTGCAACTCGAAAACATCGAGCGCCGGCGCCGACTGATAACCGTTTCTGACCTCGAAACCGAGGCCTGGAGAAAGCTCCCATGAACAAAGCGAATGAATGCACCTGCCCTTCTGGCGACGGCTCCCTCGTCCATCCGTGCCCGGCACATCCTGCGGTAGAGCAGGCAGGCGGGGATGAGCGCGCGGCGTGCAATCTCTGGATTGCTGAACAGCAGCTATGCCAAGGCAGCGATATTTCTCTGTTCAAGCTGGAACGCAATGGCGCGCTTGTGTCTTTGCATGACCTTCTGCGCGACGCATACCAGGCTGGGCAAGCCCGCGCCGCCCTGGCGCAACCCTCCCCAGCGCAGGCCGAGCAGCCCACCGCCGACGACTACGAGGAAGTCCTGGCAGATCACCGTCGTCTGGTACGCGAGATGGACGTGCTGCTGAACGGCGAGGCCTGCGCAGCCAAGCAGGCGATGCTGTGCGACCTGGTCAGCCAGGTGGAGGCCGAGGTTCGCAAGTCCGGCCAGCCGCTGCTAGTCAGCGCCGAGCGATACCGCTGGCTGCGCAATGACGACAACTGGGGCGCCGACGATTCCGAGGGGCAAGGTACCAGCAAGTGGGCCAACCTCGGCGAACTCTCCGGCACTGACTTCGACGCCTATCTGGATCAGCTGCGGGGCTCTAACCCGGTAATGGACATCGACCCCGAGCATTCCAAGGCCATCGCGAAGCGCGGGCGTGACGCCATCGTAGCGCAGGCAGAGGGTGCTCCAGTGATCGGATGCCTCTGCGGTATGCCGATGACTGAGGGTCGCCATTCGCCAGGCGGTTGCACCAGCCTTGAAGAGTTCGCACCAAACCCCGCCCAGGCGCAGTCCGAGCAGGCAGAGGCGGAGCGGCCGGAAATGTCGCCAGAACGGGCCGCGTACTTCATGCGTCGCTTCAAGTCCGAAGAGAAGTTGCTCGGTCCCAATGAGCAAGCCGCCGTGGACTACGTGCTGTCGCTGCTCGCCCAGCACGACCGCATCGTCGGGGCGCTGCGGGCGGAGAACGCGAAGCTGAGCGAAGCCCTGGACCGCTGGCCGCTCATCCGCGACAGTCTGAAGCTGAGACTCGCCGACGCCCTGGCCAGGGTCGCGGAGCTGGAAACAGCTCTGGAACCGTTCGCAGCGGTTGCCGACGCCTACGACGATTCCGAGGATGACGATCACGAGCCGTACACCGACATGGGGTGCGACGACAGCTTGCGCTTGACGCTTGGCCAGCATCGGGCTGGTCGAATCGCGCTGGAGGGGCGCACGCCGCAAGCCCAGGCTCAGCACAGCGTGCCTGATGGCGCGGCCGACCTGTGCCGCTTCCTGGCCAAGCTCTATTGCGAGCTGGACGGCCTGCGCTACTCGACAGCGAAACTGCCTGCTGAACAGATCGCCGATGCCCTAATCTTCAAGTGGCCTGTTCTCCAAGGCGCGCGGAACCAACTGAACATCAAGCGCATCAGCGAGCAGCCATACGACGAGTCGAAGCTGCATTCTGCCATCGCTGCCATGCTCGCCGCCGCGCCCGGCAAGGAAGTGCCTCAAGCCTGGATCGACGTGCAGGAAGAGCGCCGACGGCAGATCACCGCCGAGGGATGGACGCCGGAGCACGACGACGAGCACGCCGATGGACAGATGGCCCAGGCAGCCGGCTGCTACGCGCTCCATGCCGGCGGCATCGGCACGGACTGGCCGGACGGTCGTCAGAATGGCTCTGCACTGTTCTGGCCTTGGGACAAAGACTCGTGGAAGCCGACCACCCCACGCCGCGATCTGGTCAAGGCCTGCGCCCTGGCGCTGGCCGAGATCGAACGTCTCGACCGGGCAGGCATATCGCAAAGTCCCCAGCCGGGAGCCACCACGGCCTCTTCCTGAGGCCAGTCCCGGCTGGGGCGAGAATCCTAACACTCAATTTCGGCCCCGGGCGATCCGCCTGGGCGGAGAGGCATTGCCCATGGAAACCCCATCTGAGTTCCTCTCGAAGGAGGAGTTGGAGGCCATGATCGGCGCCAAGTCATCGAAAAAACAGGTCGAGTGGCTGGCATCTCATGGCTGGAAGTACGAATTGAATGCTGCGCAGCGACCCGTCGTCGGGCGGATCTATGCCCGCCTGCGGCTGGCCGGAGTGAAACCGAACGGAACGGTCGCTGTACAGGAACCGTGGACGCTGGATCTGTCGAAGGTGAGTTGAAATGCGGCCGAAGCAGCCGAAGAACAGGGATCTCCCACCCCGGATGATTCGCCGGACCAGGAAGCTGAAAGGAGGGAAATTGTGGGTTGGATACTACTACGACGGCCGCGGCGAGGACGGAAAGAGGAAGGAAATCCCGCTCGGCACCGACCTGGACCTGGCAAAGCTGGAGTGGGCGCGGCTGGATGCCAGTCCGGCTCCGAAGACCCTGCGCAAATGGGGTGACGTGTTCGACCGGTACGAAAAAGAGATCATCCCCGGGAAAGCGCCACGCACCCAGAAAGACAACCTCCTCTCGCTGACGCAACTGCGAAAGGCGTTTTCAGAAGCGCCGGTCGAGGCGCTCACCCCCCAAGTGCTGGCACAGTACCGGGACAAGCGGTCCGCGAAGGTTCGGGCGAACAGGGAGCTCTCCCTCTTCTCCCACATCTTCAACATCGCCAGGGAGTGGGGGATCGTCACGACTGAAAACCCGGTGAAGGGGGTTCGCAAGAACCGCGAGACGCCGCGCGACTACTACGCCAGGGCCGAGGTCTGGAACGCGGTATACGGCGCGGCGCCACCGGAACTCCGCGACGCCATGGACCTCGCCTATCTCACCGCCCAGCGGCCGAGCGACGTACTGATCATTCGGGAGGCGGACATTCAGGATGGGCACCTGCAGATCGCCCAGGGCAAGACGTCGAAGAAGTTGCGCATCATGCTCGATGTCGACGGCAGCCCGACGGCGCTTGGAGAACTCGTTGCGCGGCTGTGCGAGCAGCGGCGCCAGCGCGGCGTAGCCGGCCCGTACCTGATCACTACGCCCGATGGGCGCCGGATGACATCCTCCATGCTGCGCATTCGCTTTGACGAGGCACGGTCGGCCGCCGCCGGCGCGGCGCTTGAGGACCTCGACGAGACTCTGGCCACTGCAATCCGTCAGTTCCAGTTCCGGGACATCCGCCCGAAAGCAGCCTCAGAAATTGCTGACTTGGGCCGGGCATCCAGGCTGCTTGGACACACCGACAAGCGCATCACCGAGACCGTCTATCGTCGCGTCGGCGAGATCGTGGAGCCAACGAAGTAA